CACCATCTTCCGAATCAGATGTACGTAATCCCATGAGAATCTTGCCTTGACTATTATATAGAACACCACACGCTACTTCTTGGCGACACATTGTATATAGTAGTCATTTCTCTTTAAAGTAAAATTGAATATAAATTTCCAAAGGAAGCACCTTATATATAAAACCTAAACGATGGCGTTTGAATATTTACCAAAGATGGACTTGAACATTGATCACATGAAAGTGTCGAACGCACACGAACGCGACCAGCATATTTTATTTGATGAACCAACTCATGTATACACTATTTTGAGCGATCCCGGACAAAAATATACTTCGGTAACCACATGGAATCATGGACATTTCGAAGGATTCGATGCTCCCAAGATTATTGACAATATGATGAAGTCTTCTAGATGGCCGCAAAACAAATACTTTAGAAAAACCCCACAGGAAATCATGGATTTATGGGATGCCAATCGCGATTCAGCTGCGAGAGCTGGAACACTGATGCATTTCCAGATTGAATGCTTTATGAATCTCGGGCAGTTTGTTCCACATATAAAAGACCCAACACTCGGACAACTATACGAGTATTATTTGTCGAACCCTGCTTGCTTGAACATCACGCCGTGTATCGAATGGGAATACTTTGAAAAGTTTGTAAACGATCATAGTCATTTCACCCCTTACCGAACGGAGTGGACAATTTTCCACGAAGATGTAAAACTTTCTGGGTCAATCGATATGGTCTTTTATGACCCCGACGACCATAATAAGTTATTGATTTATGATTGGAAGCGATCGCGTGAGATCGTCAAAGTTAACAGCTGGAACAAGTGCTCACATAAGCCTGAACTTTGTCATTTGCCCGACACCAACTATTGGCACTATTGCCTACAACTAAATACATATAAAAAGATACTAGAAGAAAAATACAACAAAAAAATTACAAACATGTATTTGATTTGTATTCATCCCGAAAACAAATCAAAAACGTATGAAAAGACCAAGGTGGCAGAACTAAACGACGAACTGGAGGAAATGTTTATACAGCTGAAAAACGTATAAAACAATTATGATATATATTATATGCAGTTTGTGAAAGACAATCCTATGACAATTATTGCTACAACCTTATTTTTTATATTGTCGTGCAATGCCGTCGTCCATTATTACAATAAAGAATCGACGCCGTTCAAAATAGCGTATGACCCGTTAGAAGAATATATCTCGAAACGAAATAAACGTTACGACATTCTAATAGCAAATTCGGAACAAAAAAAAATACCAAATCAAGAAATAGAAACAAAAATAAAGAAAACCAATATTCTGCTCGAGTCAACTCCGTTGGGAAATATAATTATGTCATATGATCAAGAGAAAAATGAATTCGAATATTATGCGAATAGATCATTCCCTTACAGAATTTTGGAAATAGTGGCTAAAAAATATGTGACCACTTTTGGTTGTACACAGATATACAAGTATATGGAAACATCCGTGTCAAGCACCCAGGCTAAACAACCACAACATAAGGCATATGCGAAATTAAAACCCGTACAAACTCTAAAGGTGGTGAAACAAATGAACGTTTACCGCATGAAGGGTCAAATAGGAGATTCCGATTTCATTCAACCTCGAATGAATAAAACAGAAACGAGTACAATTTCATATAGCGATTTTAAAAAAGGTAAATAAAAAGGTAAATAATAAAAACTAGTGTTATTTTAATGGCTGAGGAAATAGACGATAATTCAGCAGATTTAAAAAACGCAGATGAATATGTTGGTGTAATAGACGGAAGCGATGAATCTATATACAATTCTACTGAAGGAGCTTTCAAAAAAATAACCAAGTCTATATACAATTTAGCAACATATAAAACAGCTGAGATTGCTGTGAACATTTTCGATTCCTTGACATTATTGACCTTTGGTATGCAGGAAATAAGTGATGCCCAGCGTGAAGCAATTATCAAAAAATTAAAACATAAGCGTGCCGTAATTGAAGAACTTAGCAAAGATCCAGAGATACAAGAAATTGTTCTGGATATATCTAAGTCGGTTGTCGAATTATTAAAAATATTTATAGAAACAGCAAAAGACCCAGAATTACTGAATATATCAAAGGGTACAATGCTAGCAATATCAAATTCGATGTTAGATTCGATGAATGAAATGATGAATGTCGGAAAAAATATGGTGAAGATTATACCAGGTATTGGTGACGCATATATTATTATAGACAATGTAGTGACTACTGCGAAATGGTCAACTGGTTTTATGAAAGACAATGCTTCAATGATTGGTAAAATTTCACGCGTAGCTAATAACGTAAGTAATAAATTATCAAGTAAAATGAAAGGTCCAAATTCAGATATTTCTAATAGTTTAGAAGGTTTAAAACACATGGAAGGTCGTTTATCCAAGAAAATAGAAGATGCAGGTGACTTAATATCCACGAATATATTTCCGTATAGTAAACAAGATATCAAAACAGAAGATGAGCTCAAACAAGATGCTGAACTCAAAAAAGCAGAACTCCTGAAAGAAGAAGAGCTCAAAAAAGAAGAGGAGCTCAAAAAAGCAGCGGAAATACTAAAAGAAGAGGAACTTAGAAAAGAAGAGGAGCTTAAAAAAGAAGAGGAACTCAGAAAAGCAGCGGAACCAAAAACAATGAGCGGTCGTATGCTTAATAGTATGACAAAAGATAGAGGTGTGTCTAGCCGTTTCAAAAATATGTTTAGGTCTGCACCAAAAGTAGAGGAACCACCACCCACGACACCAGCACCACCAGCAACATCAACAACACAACCAGCAACATCAACAGCACAACCAGCAACATCAACAGCACAACCAGCAACATCAACAGCACAACCAGCAACATCAACAGCACAACCAGCAACCACGGAACCAGCAACAGCAACACCACCAGCAACAGCACCACCCACAACCACGGAACCAGCACCCAAAAAAAGTCGTTTTAGCAGGATGTTTGGTAGGTCTAGTAAAGGAGGTGGTTCAAAACGTAAAACACAAAAACGTAAAACACAAAAACGTAAAACACAAAAACGTAAAACAAAAAAACGTAAAACAAAAAAGGGTAAAACAAGAAAATATAAAAGGCTAGGAATTCTTAAAAAGGGCAAATCAGAGAGGAGGAGAAAAACATGTAAGCGAGTAAACTTTACTATTTAGATAAATTTCCAATCTACTGGAAAATCGCTTCTTATGTCTACACATTGAACCTGACATTTGACAATAGTATCATGTGTAGACTTCTGTTTTAATAATTTTGGTTTAAATCCATATTCTATGCTTGTATGTGGTATATACGCGAAGTCGCATTTATATTTTTCGCATATGTGTTTAAATGTATCCCAATATTCGCATGTTCCGTCATATCCCCATGAGCACATTTTGTTGGTTTCATTCTCATAAAACGCTGAATCATAGAATGTAGATTTTCCATGTATTAAAACTTCAAATGTATCTCCATATTTCTCTATTATTTCGTCGTACAATTTATAGGCATCCTCTTTCGTCATAAAGCACGCAATCGTTAGATGACCTATATGATTCGTGTTAAATTTCTTTTGGTCGTATACTAACCATATTCCATATTTATATCCCATATTATATTGTATGAATATTTTTAGAAAATATCATATGAATATCCATATTAATTGATATAATTTCATATTTAAAAATCACATCAATTACTAAGAATGCCTGACAGCTCATATCTAATGTTATTGTATTTCGTCAACAAAAAAGAGAATGCGCAAAAAAATAGAAACGTGTATAAATCAATACGAAACGAATCAACACGAAACGACTCGAAACGAACCAAAACCAAACTGGTGACATTTGAAGAAAAACTATTAATGTTGTGTGAATAAATATCTACAAATTGTCCTATTTTGTATTTCCACTATTTTTTTCTTTACAAAAGTCCAAAAATCCAACACTCTTTTCCAAATCAAAACTTGTGGCAAGATGATTTTTAGCCAACTCGTAAATCACCTTCTCATATTCTGACAAGGTGTTAATATATTCCATTTCGATGGTTACACTGAAATTTTTTTCCTTATCCATAGTTAATTATATATAATATAAGACTAGATAACGTATTATTTCAATTTTACAAAAAATTGAAATGAACCATGACGTACTCATATAGTTACATAATCAAGATGACTACTAATACTATTCACAGACACTTTACCCGTTCCAAAACCTCCATGGCTCCATCCGTTTACCGCACGCGTCTCCAAACAAATATACGTAATGAAGTGAGTCAACAAATCGCTCAGCATATTCTGGACCAGCAACCTCAACCTCATACACAAGACCAGCAGCCTCAGCCTCACCACTACAATACGCGTCTTCAACTGAATAAAAATGTGTATAATACGGATATCGATTTCGATGAAGCAAGTAGGGCTTGGCGAGCAAACAAACATTGTCATTCAGAAGGCACGTTTACCTATAGAGATGATAATCTATTAGATATGTAAATAATATCAAGTCTCATAATTATTGTTTTTTACTTGTTGTTGTTGCTTTCGTCATCCATGATATATGGTACATGATTTGTTTTATAAATTTCAAGTACCTCACGCACTACCTTTTCGCGTTCTACATCATCAGTATCAAATTCAACAGAACCAATGCTATCAGAACGTCTTCCTTTCATCTTGTTCAGAAAATCTTCAAGTCCATTCATGCCATGACGCATATCGTTCTGTTCACAATCGCCTGTAATTACAAGACGTGTGTTTTCACCAATACGGGTCAATAACATTTTCATCTGGGCAATGGTGCTGTTTTGCATTTCGTCCGCCACAATCCAGCAATTTTTGAAAGTACGTCCACGCATGAATCCTAGAGGAGATATTTCTATTTTTTCATCGGTGATTAAAGCATCAATATCCTTTTGTGTCATGAAATTGTGAAAAATATCGTATATGGGACGCATCCACGGAAGCATTTTATCTTCCAATGTTCCGGGTAAAAAACCAATGTTTTCATCCACGCTCACTGAAGGACGAGTAAAGATAATCTTATTGTACTTTCCACTTAAAAAATGCTTGATCCCTTGCTCAACGGAAAACAATGTTTTACCTGTACCTGCTGGTCCGGACGCAAGAATAATCTTATATTCATTGGTTGTTAAACATTGCATTAATTTTGTCTGTGATTTGTTCCGGGGACTGCTATACTTGGATGATTCTACAAACAATTCCTTGTCATTTTCCTCATGTTGGTGTTGGTCCATTGTTCGCTTCCCTCTTTTTGTTTTTGTCATTAATACACTAAATTAAAAAAATAAAAAAATATAAATGTATTGTTTTTTATTTTTTAGACAACATACATATGAATTTTCGCCCATACATATCAATATTTTGTTTTTCAATGAGTTTGCCCATTTTGTAATCAAAGTCATATTTCAGACTCAGTATCATGAATAATTGTGGCATATCTTGTATGGTCATCATTTTATCACAACATGTATTGTTTTTAAATGCGTAATTACACATTGTAAATGTACCACATGGATGATAATTCATTTGCTGAAAAGAAGACAATGGTTTGCGAAGATAACGTACACACATATTCATTATATCTACATCCTGTGTTTCACATACTAGAATCTGGATGTATTGTTTTTCATATGAATCGTAATAGGGTTCGCTGTAAATAATTGTCATATACATTGTTTACAATATATATATTCTTTTAATCGTCATTCTTTAAATCGTCATTCTTTTCAATGATTCCTTTTCCAAATGTTCCAATTGCGCCTGTGTATTGATGCCCATAACCTCTATATTTCGTTTTTTTGGTAGTACACACACCTTTACGGAATTGGCATGTTCTTCGAGCATAAAATTAAACATATCAGGCAAATAATATTCATTGGCTTTATTCTGATTGGTGATTTTTGGAATAAATCGTTTAAGAGAGGCGGACGTAATACAATAAATTCCGGCATTACATAATGTGATTTTTCGCAGATCATCGGTACAATCTTTCTCTTCACATATATACAATAAATTGTTTTCAACTTCCACTACACGACCATAACCAACATTGTTATCAGGTTCAAAAGCCAATATACGCCCAATGACGTTATTTTCCGATTTGAGTTGAAACACAGATCTCAATGTTTTATGATTTATGTTCGGTACGTCACCGCTTAATATAATGGTTTGTTCGTCGTCTTGTAAATGGGGCAAACAACATAATACGGCGTGTCCGGTTCCCTGTGGATTCTCCTGTAGAACATATCGTATGTTTTTATCATTTGGAAACCACTTTTCGATTACATTTTGAATGGCAACTCCCGTTGTCTTTCCCACCACTACAAGTATTTGACTGGCATCGAGCATCAACGATTCGCGAATAACATGGACAATCATTGGTTTATGATGAAATGGCACCAATACTTTGGGTACATCCGTTAGCATACGTTTGCCCATTCCTCCGGCTAAAATAATAACTTGAACCATGATACAAGTGATTATTTTATTTTTAATTTATTTACGTTAATAATGTTTTAGACAGATGCGGATACAGATTCTTCGATCGCGGCATCATTACTTGTAGCAGCAGTACAAGCTCTAATAGTAATAACAGCATCTTGTTCGTTGGTGATTTCCATAATGGACTCTACAATGTCTTGTTTATTGTCACACAATGCTTTCTGTGCGCGTTCCTTGGAACATTCCGTTTGCTGAATAACCAAGTCCACGTCGGTTTCACTTGCCTGGTTAGCGCCAGCACTGGTAGATGCCAATTCTTCAGCAAGTTTATCATAATCACCACTTTCCTTCAATTCGAAAATTTTCATGATACTATCGACAATATCCTTGTTATTTTCTTGATACATTTTCAAGGCAATATCTCGGCTACATTCGGTTTGTTGCATAATGGTATCAATATCCTCATTCGCGCCCTCTGTATTAGATGAGGGCTGTTGAAATTGAAAATTAGATTGCTTTGAAGGTTGATTTAATTGGGCAAGTTCAGGCATAATATCCAATAAACTAGGCATTTGTGGCATTGAACTCTCTTCGGGTAATAGGTTTTTTTCTTGAAGGATCTTTTCATAAAGGGCTGTTCTGTTCAACATGTTCTGAATAAAGGCTTCGGCATATTTACTTGGAACCCCTTGAATACCCTTACCAGCAATAGGTACACGAACTGGTGGATACATTTGGGATGCTTGTTGCATTTGTAATTTAAGAGTATGGTTTTCGGTAACAAGTTTGTTCAAAAGTTCAATCATCTCCTTTGTCTCTAAAACAACTGGTTTACCATTCATGTTCATACATATTTTATTTTGCATACTATTCATAAGCTCAGTCATCTTACTTTGCTCCTCCTTTATCTTACGCAAATTTTCAATGACATCCGGTTTATGTTTTACTTCACCAGGCTCATAATCGCGTAACAATGTTTCAATCGTATTAAGATAAAATTCTTTCAACGCATCTTCCTTGACAAAATCGCCAACTGGAACATCGATTTGTTTCCACGACTTATTTGCAGTTGTTAGCAATTCTTTCTTGTCAAACGAATTATGGCTATGTGAAAAAACAAGGATTGTCTTTTGAGCTTCCAATTGTACCATGGGAATGGTTTGACCTTTCAAAAAATCACGTTCTTCGCCCATTGACACTGCTTCGTTATAACTTGTCTGATCAAGCAATGCGCGACGGAAAGCGAATGTAGCCGCGGTCGCATGATTCGGTCCATAGGGTCCAAATTCAACAATTTTCTCAATATGTTTAAAATAGACATGAATAATTGTGGAACCAGCAACTAATTTTTCGGGATACGCCTCCAACATTTCAACTGCGTGACTCACACGTTGAGGAGGATAATAATCATCGTCATCCATATAGACAATAATATCACCGGTCGTCTTTGTATGCATCAAATTTCGTTTTTTTCCTAAAGTCATCTTTTCATCATAAGCGTAGTATTTGATTTGCGGTATATTTGCTTCCTTGATGATATCCTCAATCTTATCTGTACCATCATCAATGATAATCCATTCCATACGCTCTAAAGGATAGTCTTGATGCTTAAAGCATTCAATAGCTGCCTTAATAAAAGGACGACGATTAAAAGTAGGTGTACAAATGCTTACTAAAGGACGTGTTTTTTTGTCAGCCATTCTCTAATTTAATAGTTGATCTTTTTTTAAACATTTTAATGTATAGAACATCAAACAAAATATACGTAATAAAAATTATGTATATTTCAAATTAAATTATTTCAAATTAAATTATTTGTTAAATTATGGTTACTATGCTTACATATCACCGCCATACTTGGAACCAGCAAGATTGGTAAAAGTGTTAGTACCCTTGGCAGTCCAGGCAATATCGATGAATGCCTTGGGAACACCCGCATCGTAGAAGGCGTTTAATCCAGCAACACGAGATGTGGCACCACTTACGGAAGAACTTCCAAGATTACCTTTGGTGGCAGCCAAAAGAAGACCAAGCATCAATGTCTGGGCTTGGGAACTTGTATTGAGAATATCATCGTCAAGGGCAACTTCATTGGCAATTTCGGCAGGTGTGAATTGTTGGAGATAAGGAATCCAGTAAGAAAGATGTTGATTGGCAAGGAATGCATCACTGCTTTCGCCAAATAGAGCTAGGTAGTTGGTAGTTTTGGTAGCCCACTCGATAACTTCTTGTTCGTATGCGTCAATGGCAACTCTGGCTCCCTTGTTACCAAGAATGGTATTGAAAAGACCAACAGATTTGCCGTAGACAACCAATAACTTCAAGAATCTTCTTGTGAGTACTTCTGTGGAGCTGGTTGTGTTGACGGCGGTGGTTTCGGTGCCGGAACCAGTCCAGTGGGAAATGGTATTTAATGTGGTCTCTCCAGGGGCAGCGACACCTGTGGATAATGTAGATAGAGCCTTGATGGTCTCATCGGGATGAAGTTCGAGTAAATCGATGATTTCATGATCTTCGATCAAATGTTGATCACTTGAATCTTTGCGGATCAAGTAGTTAGCCATGACATGTGTCATGCAACCGGGAAGACTGCGGTTATCGTACTCAGCATCGTCATTATCGTAACTTAGAACACCGGCAGCAGTCTGGCGAGTAATACGTGTTGCGTTCGCAACAAAACCAGTCACATCAGATACATCGCAGAAAAGAGCGGGGGGGACAGGAGACCACGAAGTGATTTCGGCTAGAGCTTGCTTGGCAGTCTGGAAAGAACCCTTTACGAGAACACCATAGACCCAATCAAGAGGTCGACTTTGAGCAGATATATCGTATGAAGCAGGTCTAACTTGTATATCAGTATCTAAATGTCTGAATGTATTACGGAAAACTGTTACACCATTTAACACGTACATATTAGCACTAATATCGGAGGCACCTTGCCCAGCATTGGAAAGATCGAAATAACGAAGTGCGACATTGGCAGTATGTTGAAGATCAGTGTAATCGAAAAACATGGATTGGAAATGAGCGGGAGTAAAGTGAGTTGCCAAATCGGTATTACCACTATTACCAGGATTGATACCATCAGTGGATGCATTGCCAAAATTTTGATGAAGGTGATTATTCTGTAATACCTTTCTTCCTGCTGCGAGTCCAGCGTTTTTAAGTGCGGCGAAATTGAGATCTGATACACCAGTACCAGCGATATCTAAGGTGGGAACACGGGAGCGGATATTGTATACATCATCCATCATGAATAAACCGGAACCATGGCGATCACCAATAATATCTTTGAAATCTTTCCACCCGTGTTTGTTGGCGAGGGTAAAGATAGATCTACCTAAAGGAGATCCGTCCACATTCACAAGTTTGCCATTAACGTCAAGGATGGCTCCGGCGGCACCGGCAAAACTTAATGAAATATCATTCTCGGTGTAATTGTTGAAGTCATTATCAGTTGTTTCCAAAAGAATACGTAATAATTCATCCTTTGCGGCAGTCACAGGAGTGTATCTGGTTAAACGAGGATCTGTCGTAAGACGAGTTTTATGTGTGTCCCATGTTTCCTTGCTGGAACCAACGTAAGTGGTGGGGGCAACAATACCGGCACTGGACCAGTTGTAATCGGGGTCACTTTCAATGAATGCCTTGATTTGGGTAAGGTAATCAACGAAACCGGTGATTCCTGTTGCGCGCGAAATATCATCGTGCTTGAAACCTTTGGTATTGTCGAATACTTCGATGGCTCCGTAATCAGTGACTTGGTCAACTAAACCACCTGTGGAACCGAAGACAACGGCGAATTGATCTTGAATGACTCCGGCATTGGTGCCGGAAGAGTTACCTACTCCACTTACCAAACCAGAGGCTAATTCTAAGGCATAGGCTTCAGCAACCTTGGAGGAAGTGAATCCGTAGTTCTTCATGATAGCGAATTCGTTGGTAAGATTGGGTAAATTGGCGGCGGCTACACCAGGGTTGACACCGGAATCGTTGGCGTAGCCAGCAAGACCGGTGGCTCCGAAACGGATTTCATTCTTCAAAGCAGTAGCAGTTGTCAAGTAAGTTTTACCTAGACCAACCTCGGTCTTGAAAAGGCCAGCTTCCAAGAAGGGACCAACTTGGAAACTATTATCTACATTTACGGAAACCGCTCTGATTTCCTTGAAAGAAGGAATGGGTGTCATCAAGTTGAGGAAATTGAGGTAATCACGGGAGCGTGCGGCATGCGAACCAGCATCAACTGTATCGGTACCTATATTGTGGGCAATGTTGGAACCAGTACCTTTTTTAGTCACGTAATCGCCCGATCTTGTTACACCTCCTAAGATTGGTGAAGGGGTTGTGTGGAACAAGTCGAATATGGCAGAAACATCGGATACGGCACTATTAGAGTCGAAACGAATGTTTTTGGCAGCGGACACGGCAGATAAATCGAGCCAGTTAATAGCGTTTAATTTAGGTCCTTCAGGGAATTCGAAACCGGCACCAAGTGAGACAGATAAATCATTCACAATGAAACCATCAATATTAGTCATGTTATCACTGATATCTGCGTAACCTTGGAACAAAGCATTTATTAATTTGTCTGAACCGGCTCCAAGAGTCTCGCCATCAGATGTGGCTAGATCGACACCAAGATCACGTCCAACTACAACAGGTGCAGATAATGCCTGAATCTTAGATAAAGGAATGGCATACATAAGAGATGAGGCAGAAACATCAAGTTTGTCTTTACGTGCGAGTTTGACCATGGTAGGTAAACCGAAGGCATCTACTAAGTTGGCCATTTCTGTGTAAGTCATACCCACACCAACTTCAGCACCACCAGATAAATCCTTTTTCTCAGTGAGGTCGGCAACTAATTCAGCAAGGGAAACGAAAGCTTCACCACCTAAAAGTGTTTGAGGAAGATTAAAAGTTCCACTCATTATAACTTAACGTGTGAAAAAAAACTAATAATAAAGTTTTAAATTCATTTCTAAATAGTGATCGAATGCATAGTCGATGTCCTTTGAATTCCACGAATCTGTATTTGTAAGAAAAGATTTCCACACAATTGTTCTGTCAGATATTTCTTTATTACCTTGTTTACCGCCAATTAAATGATTAAAAAATATGTTTTCTGGCAGCGTTTGTAAATTGAATTTTTCCTTAATGTTTTGTGTATCCTTAAAAAATGGTTTATTTTCCAATGTATCTAAATTTTCTAATGCTTCTAACAGCATTGTTTTATTACGAAGTGAAAAATTAGAACAAATGGTATTCCCATCCAAAGTGATACCACTAAAATGGTTATTATCATTAAACATGGATGGATCTATATTATCGCAAATTAATCCACCAACATCGGTGAAAAACAAATAGTTCCCATTGAAATTATCATAAAAAGAAGGACTTAAACAATACTCATTATAGTCGTCAACAAATACTACTGGATCGTCCAATACAACAACCTTGATGGAAGGATGTATTTCGTATGTGAGTTGTCGCATAAATTCTTTGTTTCCGTCACAACATACAATCGTGTGAGACCACGAGTCACCCAATTTCCAAATATTATTACGTAATAAAGATTCAACATGAGGAAATTGTTCAAAACAAAAGAATACATGTTCGTTCTCAAGATCTTCTTTCAAATCTCCAATAGGCAAACTTCGGAAGAAGTCTAAATAACGAAATAATAAATATTCGCGATGTTTATTTTCCACTACGTCATCATTTAACTTTTCCTCGTCTACACGATATGTTTCTGTATAAACGTATGGAATGCCTGTTTCTACAACTGATTCGTCAAGAATCTCGTATGACACTTTATCTACATTCACCGTATATGTTTCCTTCACCATGTCGTTATTCTCTTGAGAGCTCATATAACAAGTATATGTATTAAATTCTATATATTTAAACTAAATTATGTCTCTAAATATATTGGATACATTTCTCGATTATTTACTTGCGTTTTCGTTGACCGCGTTTTTTCGATTTCGAAACATTCTGATTGACATTTTTTAAGTCTAATGTTTCACATACGTCTTCGTCCTTGTCTTCTTCCTTGTCTTGTAATAATCTGGTTATTTTGGAGATGTCTTGATTATTTTTAACAGCATTTGTTAATTGTTCAATCGCGCTGGAAATACGACTTTGTCCATTTGTTTCTACTGATACCGCTGCAACTACCGCTCCTTCATTTACATTTTTTACCGCTGCTTCATTTACATTTTTTACCGCTGCTTCATTTACATATTTTATATTATTCATGTTGGCAATTTTCTGTTTAATTCCTGAAAAATTTATCTTGGCAATACTCCCATAATCTGGCGCCACAGATAATGTCTCGTCAATCTCATTTTTCTCCGGATTAGATATATTAATCGCATCATCGATTATTTGTCTATCGTTAATGATAATGTCCGTTTCTGGTTTATTTATAATGCAATTTGGATTCGCTTGACTGCGTGGAACTAAACGTACTCTACTTTCGGGTGTAGTTGTTATCACACGACGTTCAACCTCTTTACCAACAATTTTTGTAGTTGGGTAAAGAGTTTCACCATCTACATAATATTCTGAATTATAGAACTCATGTAAATATATATATCTGCGTATATCCTTTTCACTTGTAAAGTTTGTTTTACGAAGGATAAAAGACATGGAAGTGCGAAATTTTCGGTCGTCTTTTACAATACCATTCATCATACCCCCATAAATATTATCATATGTAATATTCCAATCACAGAATTGATATACATATTCGTCATCTATCTTTGAACTATCTAACATGAATAAAAATATTTTTTTGTATAAATCGATATCAATGAGTGATAAATCATTTTTTAATACCAGATAGTGATCATATAATTTCGAATCGTATTTTTTATGAAAATCATTACTATACAAGAAAAACATTTTGCTCATGTTTTTAGAGTCGTCTTTATGATCAAAACATGATACAAATGCTTCTCCGTAGTGGTTCCAATCGAATTCACTACTTACGTTGTATTTTATTTGATAGTATTTTTCATCTAATGCAAAATCATGAATACCTTTTTTATGATAATATGCATACATATCACATGTATCACTTGATTTCAATTTGGATATTTCATTTACTTCTTGGTAGCGTTCTAAATACGTGCGAGAATCAAATGTTTCATGTATGTCAAATCGCAATCGAAAATAGGTATCATCCAACACATATTTTTCTTTATCAAGGCTATTATAAAATTCGTATACATCGATATCATCGTCTATATCTATGTCTGAAATTAGGTCCGCAATACCTTTGTGGCGTTGTATCAATGTATGAATATCAAAATACCTATGGATTTGCATTAAAATTTGATAATATTTACTATCCAATATATAGTCATATTGTCCCGATGAATCAAAAAATTTGTATACTGATACATCTGTATTATCAATGTTATTTTTTTCTAAAAGTGTTGGATATCGTTCCAAATAACATTTTACATCCAGATTATCTGGTATGGAATATTTTAATCTGAAATATTTATCATCCATACCATATATAGTGCTAGCTTTTTCATCATATAATTTATATAGTCCAACTACATTTTTAAACGTATATCGTCGTATATTTCCAAAGCGAGGATAACGTAATAAATAGTAGTATATATCGAATTCTTGTGGAATAGTAAACTTGGACCGATACATACGATCTTGCTTTGAGTTTTGAAACGTATTTAAAAAGCGCTTTATGTCATTTGGAATGACGTCTGAAATTTCTTGTTTTGTAAATACTGACGATACCATACTTACATTGTCGTCTTCAAAACCATGTTGCGATGATCTAGGAGTTCTTCTTGATGCGACACTCATATTGTCATAAATAGGAACACTGAGTTCGCTCATGTTATCATCATCACGATTACGTGAATATTGATTGTAATTATGTATATTTGATTGAATATTTGCTCGGGATAATTTTAAAAAATCCCCATTATGACCTCTGCTGTTTTGTTGTGCCTGCATGTTGGATGTTAATGACATTCGACCCCCAGATCGAGGTTGTGACGACATATTATATAAACGATTTCTTTTTTTTTACTAAATGAAACTTATAATGTCTAAATAAATACGATTGTATTATTCGACAGTGACTACTTTGGCTAGATTACGTGGCATGTCAGGATTATAGCCATATCGCAGCGCATTATAGTAAGACAACAATTGCAATGGTAAGATCGATAAAACATCTGCGAATATATTGTGACCGCAATGCAATGAAATAAATAAATCATTTTCATCTAAAAAGTCGGCTGTCTCTTCATAACTAATGTATAAAATATTCGCATTCCTTGATTTAAGTTCTCTATATACGTTATGTATTTTGCTTTCGTGGCAAGAATTTGTATGAATTAAAATAACAGGAAAGTCTTTCTTTAACAACGCTAGCGGACCATGTTTCAAACTGCTGGCACTATATCCTTCGGCGTGAATATAAGCAATTTCTTTAATCTTCAACGCTCCTTCTAAAGCAATTGCGTGTCCGCGTCCCTTTCCTAAAAGAAAGCAATTGGGGAAATCGCGGAAAAAATCTACAAACGAATCCATCTTTTTATAACATTGGTTTAAAGTGCGCTCCATATTGGTATGTAAATTTCGAAGATCGCTTACATATTGTCTACGCTTGTTCGCATTAACATCTCTTTTTTGCGCAAACCATACAGACATTAATGACAATACGATGACTTGCGATGTAAATGATTTTGTGGAAGCAACACCTACTTCACGTCCGGCATTTAAATACACTCCGCAATCTACTTCACGAGCAATGAGTGAATCAACAACATTCACGACACCTATCAAAAATAAATTGTTCGATCTACCAATTTGAATACATCTATGTAGATCTTTGGTTTCACCGGATTGAGATAAAAGAACCAGGCCGGTTATTCCATTGCGTGGAACGTCCTTCATATCGAAATCTGCTCCATCAAATAATTGAACACTTGTAAAGTTCGACAATTCTTTGAAATACTCCATACCTAATAATCCAGCATTGTAAGACGTACCACATCCAAGTAATATCAAGTGATCTATTGCCATTAATTGCGCCTCGTGTATTTCTAGACCCCCTAATTTCACACAATCATTGCTCAGTACACGTCCTCCTAAACTAATGGCTCTTAATGACGAGTCAACTTGTTCCATAATTTCCTTTTCCATAAAGTGAGAATAAGGAGCTGGTCCAAAGGACGTTTGTTGAAATTCGAGTGTTTTTGTTTGGTATATTTGCTGCGTATCACATCGTATAGAATCTGTTGAGCCTGGCTCATAGTATAAATGGCAAATATCGTGATTGTTCAGAATAAAGTAATCTTGAACCTGGTTATTGAAAGCACTTTGTTCGCTAACAATATACGCACAATCTTCTTGCTTTCCGATGAGCAATGGACTTCCGTGACGTGTACAAAATAACTCATTCGGTTTATCGGAACACATGATAACCAAAGCCCATGTACCTTCCATTTGTCGGCATACTTCTTGGATTGCCATTGATATGTTTTTATCCTCTTCCTTTTGTTCTTGGTATACAATCGAAAGTAAATTGACAATGACTTCGCTATCGGTTTGGGAAGAGAAAGTCGCTCCTTTACACGTACATTTATTTTTCAACGAGGCATAGTTTTCAATAATGCCATTGTGTACCAATGTAAATTTGCCATCATAAGAGGTATGTGGGTGTGAATTTGCGTCAGTTTTACCACCATGAGTCGCCCATCGCGTATGCGCAATACCAGACAGAATATTTTCTTGGTCTTTAATATCACCCTCCCCAATCACCTTATGTAATTTATCTAAAGCAATCTGATCATCGGTGGATGCGTATTTGTATACATCGAAAGCAGAAATTTCTTCCTTATAATAGGCAATTCCAGCTGAATCGTAACCTCGATTTTGTAATTGTCGAATTCCTTCAAATAAATGAATTAACGCATTTCGTTGCAGAATACCAACAATACCACACATTGTGTCTTAAATATAAAGATGAATTTTACTTTTATATTTAAACTATTTCACATAATCTATTCCACGTAATCTATTTTCTAGTTTTTCTAGCCTTTCTAGTTTTTCTAGGCTTCTTAGTTTTTCTAGGCTTCTTAGATTTCTTAGATTTCTTAGTTTTTCTAGATTTGCGAGCTTTTTTGGCACAGGGTGTTGATGAAGATGACGAACCTTTCTTATATGTTTTGCCGGCAAGTACGAGTACTTCTTTGAAAGATTTACCCGCGTTTGCTTTTCGCGTTACTTGGACGTGATCCATCCAAGGGTTTCCCATTTTTAATATAGCAAGAGAAATAATAAAAATTGATTATTTTACGACTAAATGTTCTCTATATAAAACAAGTAATAGGTGACTAGAATATGCCCACAATAACACCGCTTATATTTACGCGACTCCTCTATCCTAAAGATGAGGTGATTCATTCCATATGGTATTGTTTCGAAAACAAGACCAGTTACGAAGAAACCTTATTTTGGTGTTATGAACTTTATATGAGCGGCTTCGAAGAAGAAACCATACAGATTCTCTATACATTGTATTTCTGTTATGTTTCCTTTCACGACAATGAATTACTAAAAAAACTAGATACAATTTATCTACAATGGAGTTTGGAAACATCGAATGAAGAGAAAGCGACATATGTAAACACGTTTTTAGAATCGATATATAATCACAAATATTCAAATATGGTTAAACAACTACTAGATGAATATGAGCAAACATCCAAACATGGTAAGGTAACTCTCTTTAAAGGTAAAAAGCCCAAATGGTTGGAAGAGTATGACTTGAGCGTGCGAAGTTTATTGCATTCGATTTCAAAGCAGAAAATTCAAAATATTTGTCACTTTTTAAAAATAAAGGAAGATAATGAGTCCGAATTAGAAAAAATAGAGATAAATGTCTGTCAATATGCAAATAGCCAAAATAAAGAATATCTAACAAGCAAACACGTTCAAGGTACAACAATCATAATTATTGCGAATATGTACACGTTATTGCATCAACATCATATAGAACAAACAAAAGAAAATACACGGCATTTCAATACACGGCATTTCGACTCTTTAACGGAAGAGAAAGAAACACTAAGCGACTATATATCTACGTTTGAAGAATATTATCCATCGTATGTATACAAAATATTACGCGAGCAACGTATTTATAAATCACGACTTGGGAATATAGATAAATCCCATCTTTCGCTCGAACAAACCAACAAAACGTGGCAGCAATGTTACTATGACGATTGGCTCTATCACGCAAGTTTCAGTCCTTTATGGAAAAACAGAATAGAAACATACGATGGTATAATAGATCATAAAAATCAAAAAGTAGATTTTGATGATTTAGAAACATATAAAGATGATAATACGCGCTTCGAAGAGTTTTACAATCATTACAATTTGGAACCAGACGAACAACCCATTATATATTAAATAATAATTAGTAGATGAACTTTATGAACGTATTTTTGCACTAATAACATTTTGAGTATCAATCGATATCCATTCCGGTTTATAATGTTGATATTTTCGCTCTAGTAATTGTGGTGTATTACAAATATCTCCTCCTACTAATCGTAATATATCATTTGGATAAGTAACTATTTTATTAGTTGATTGATTTAAATAAGCACCCCACCACGATAGCGTTGAATTGCTTAATATATTATGGTTACATAAACTCATACACCATAAATCGATATAATCAAAATTATCTTCGAAATATACAAAGGATACGAGTTGGTTATTATTTTTTAGTTTAAAATTTTGTTTGACTGATGAAATATCATCTGAAAAAACATTTATGATAATTGTTTTATACTCGCGTTTATTGTGTTTTATAATATATTCTATGGCATCGTTACAATAATCAAAACATTCGTCGTATTTTATTTTACACCAATTTAAGCGTATATGGCATGATATATTTAAAACATTACTATTAAATAAATGATTGTATTCATTTTTTATATATAATAAACTAGCGTCGTCAGGAGATATTAATTCACAAATATCTTTATAATACTCATCAAAATATAAAAATGATTGTAAATATCCTGATAAATAACAATTAACATTATTATTTATAGATGAAACGGCATCTATTAATTGTGAGTCATGTAAACTATAATAATTGTTTCTTTCACGAACAGAAACAACATTGTTGTTATTGCGCGGAACACATAATTTTGCCATATTTCTATAAATCGTATTTTTGTGATTTAAACCCCATTTTGTTAATACAACCAATAACTTTATTAATTCACATAAATTAAGTGTATGATTATACTTATAAGATAAACCATATGCACTGAATATTTGAAACAATGCGTTACCCAATCCTGTATTGTTTTTATTTAAATCGGGTGATTTATATTGTGTAAAATGAGGAATGATCATGTTTGTATTTGTATTTGAATATATATTTAAATATATTCCACGTAATATAATATACCATGGATAATAATAAAATTTGCGATCATTATAAATGTATTATGAGTGTAGGTATGAGATGTTTTACCGGAATATTTTTAAAGGCTATGAATCTGAAAAATTTTAGTGGAGTATTCGATGGCATGTATAATACTAAGGTGAGTGATATAATTGATATAATGAAGAATGAAATAGTAAGCAATGAGTTAATTTACACAGAAACTATAAATAATGATATTATACGAAAAATGAATGAAACTATTGGATATAGAACAATACATCGAAGATGTAACTATAAACCGGATGATTTAATTTATTCATATCACCACGCGTTTTTACCACATCATAACTTGAACAATATAAAAGATATTTCTCATTTTGACCGGTGTTTTACTAGGTTAAATAAAATAAAGAGCAATAAAGTAAGAACATTGTTTTGTTTATTTATACATCCTGAATATTCGACTGATTGTGATATTCCATATAAAGATATAGAAAAATTTAAGATTTTTTTAATAGAAAATTATAATTGTAAACTATTAGTATGTAAGTTTAAAAAACAACATAATAATTACAAGTGGAAATGTTTAATAAATGACGAATTCATAACATATATTCATGTAAATAATAGTAGTACAGAGTTTAACGACGTTCAGACGGACATGAATGAAATAATGACATATATGAATGTAAACCAACCTAATTTAATAACATACGATGGTATAGATATATTATAAATACAAATATAAATATAATAATTATATAATTATTATAATTAATGTTTGAATTAGTTGGTAATTATGGAGATGAACACAACATATATTCATATGATACAACAAATTATGATTTCAGATCCTTCCTAGAAAAAACGATGAATGTATCGAGTTTAGATATTGTCGACCAAACATGTGATGAGTATGTCGAAAATAGTAGTGAAATAAATAATAAAACGTACCTATTAAGTGACATAGAAACGTCATTACATAAAAAATTTTATTCAACTATAAAATCGGACGACGAATTTAAAAGAATGTATTGTAGTCTAATAAAAGATATTTATAGTTTTTTTTTCAAAGACGAAAAATTACTAATATACCAATCATATCCGAGCATTAGATTTCAATTTGAAAATAGTACGACTGTTCCAGAACATTACGACGCTGATGAAAAAGCGTCTCATCCTATAGGAGAACGAAATTTCCTACTTCCTGTTACTGAAATGAAAAATACCAACGCACTACATATAGAATCATTGCCCGGAAAAAGAGATTTTAAAGCAATGAATATGAAATTTGGTGAGTTATTATATTTCAATGGTAATCAATGTACGCATAAAAATGAAGCAAACGCGGAAGGATGGGTAAGAATATCGTTTGATTTTAGAATTATTTTATGCGATGATTATTATAAATATATAAATAAAAAAATTACGTATACTAATCCACTAGATGTTAATAGTGATAGAATACCAATTTCCTTAACAATTGGTTCATATTATCAAGTAGCATTTAAAAATGATAATATCGATAAAATGATGGAATGGTATTTGCCAAAATCCAGAGACGCAGATATGTTTATAATGCAACATCGTCCTACATTTGATAAGGAAGAGGCTGATAGTTGCTATAAGTATATGATGGAAGATAATTTTGTTACTGAGCATAAAAAAACAAATGAATTGGAAAAAATGATATCAAACTATTTAAATGTTAAACATACCATTATGACAACTAGTTGTACGGCAGCATTGATATTAGCATTCATGGCACTTGAACTTAAGCCAGGTGACGAAGTAATTGTTCCTAATTATACAATGATTGCTAGTATTAATTCAATCAAACATATGGGCTTAGTTCCAGTTATAATAGATGTTAATCCAAATACATTTTCTCTTGATATAAATGATGTTAAGAACAATGTTACTAATAGAACAAAGGCGATTTTACATGTATCTATTAATAATCGTTATACTAATATGAATGATTTTGTAGTATATTGCAAAGAAAACAATTTATATCTTGTTGAAGACGCTGCCCAATCCATGGGATGTTGTCCTGACGATAAGGCATTGGGGACATATGGAGACATTGGTTGTTTTTCATTAAGTACACCAAAAATTATTAGTTCTGGTCAAGGTGGATATCTTGTTACAAATAATGATAAATTAGCGCTGAAAATTAATCAAATCAAAAATTTTGGTCGCAAAGAAAGTGGTAAAGATATTTTTGAAATATTTGGAATTAATTTGAAATATACAGATATTCAAGCAGTTATAACTATTGAACAAATGAAAAAATTAGATTATCGTGTTAAAAGGATGAGTGAAATATATAATTTATATTACCAAGAATTAAAAAATTATATTAAAATGTTACCTCCACTATTCGAGGGTTGGCATCCATGGTTTATTGATATATATTGTCCTAGTAATATATTTAGAACAGATTTAATTTATTATTTAAAACAGCATAAAATTCAAACGAGAGAAACATACGTAGAAATCAATAAAACCAGCATGTATTATGAAGATTCTATACTTCCAAATAGTAATTATGTATCAAATAATGGGCTTTATTTACCATCTTATATAACATTAACAAATGAACAAATCATACATGTTTGCAATTTAATTAGAGCCTTTATAATCACCAAACAAAATATAGTTGAATATAGACAAATACAAATGACAGATAAAGATAAATATTTACAATTAATGAATGGGTTTAGAGATGTAAATATTGATATGGAATCGACCGAATTTAATAAAATTTACAACAAAATAGTTAATAATGGATGTATTATTGTATGTGAACAAAATGATGAATTAATTGGCAGTATAACAATTATAACTGAACAAAAGTTTATTCATAATTCTGCCATATATGCACATATAGAAGATGTCTTTGTTCACGAATCACACAGACATAAAAAAATAGGCAAGGAATTGGTAAATAAAGCAATCGAATATTGTAAAAATAATAATGTTTTTAAAATATCATTAAATTGTGCTGAAAATTTAAAGGAGTTTTATTTGTTAAATGAATTTGAACATAGACAAATAAACATGTCTCAATTAGTATAAATATTAATTATATCACTAAATTCATTTAATAACAAATCTCTAGTTTGGATTCCTAAATGTATTCTATCACAATATAGGTCACGTTTTGTTTCCATTCTTTCATTGACCAAATATCTAAAAATATCTTTGTATATAATATTATTTTTTTCACACATTTCTTTCAAATAGTTATTAAACTTAGAAGTAATTTTATTTCGTTCTATACAATTTGAATAAGAAGGAATACATGCGTTTCCATTTGGTCCATTATGAATACCAGAACCAATACATCCGTAACATCCAATTTTAAATTCAAAGTTTTTATTCACATCATTGAGAAAATTTATATAATTTTCAACAATATTTTTTATTAGATTGTTCTCTTCTGTTTCATTATTTGATTTAAAACCTATATGACAACGAATATCTGTTTCTCCATACGAAAAAAATACAATATCATTACTAGATAATTCCAAATCATCTAAAAATTTAAATATTATATCCTTTTTACTTTGTATATTATAGCATGTGTAAGGCCAAGTTCTAAAAGAATTAAAATATTCGTTTGTTGTTAACTTTTCATCAGGTGTCATATAATTTTTATTATCATTAATTACAAACGAAGCAGTATGACTATCTCCAAATAAAACAATCATTATATATAAATATATAAACATATATTTACGTATATATTTATTGTAAATGAATAAAACCCATACAATAATAATTCAAGGTGGATTAGGCAATCAGTTATTTCAAATTTTCGCATTAATGGGTTATTGTATAGAAAATAAATGTAATTATATATTCCCAAAAAATATGCAAATATGGGACAAATATAGACATCCTTATTGGGATAGTTTTCTATGTGAATTGAATAAAAATGTTAAACCAAATAAATTGGTCGATTTGTTTATAGAATACATTGAACCTAATTATCAGTATAATGAACTACCAATATTTACAGGTCATACTAAATTGAATGGTTATTTTCAATCCGAATTATATTTCAATACACATTTTGAAAAAATATGTAATATACTTAGCATTAGAGAAAAGCAAAGTAATATTAAAGATAAATATATTCATTATGAAAACACAATATCACTACATTTTAGAATGGGTGATTTTGTAAATCCACACCACCATCCTATTATGTCAGATTCATATTATGTAAATAGTCTAAATCATTTAATTAAAAAAACAAACATGGAAGAATGGAATGTATATTATGCATGTGAAAAAGAAGATGATAATGTAGTATTGATACGAATTAATAATATTAAAGAAAAACTTAAACATTTGACATTTATAAAAATACCAAATGAACTAGAAGATTGGGAACAAATGCTTTTAATGAGTTGTTGTAGTCATAATATAATAGCGAATAGTTCTTTTAGCTGGTGGTCTGCTTATCTAAATAATAATAAAGAAAAAATTGTTTGTACTCCATCAATATGGTTTGGACCTGCAAAAAAAAGTTTAAATTTAAAAGATTTACATCCAGAAGAATGGGTAAAAATACAAGTATAATTTTATTTATATATCTATTGTAAAATGTTATAACGAAATTCACTATAAATAGATTAGAATATTTAAAGAATTAAATGGGGTATTAGTATATGAACATTAGTATAGATGATTTGACCTTTGGAATAAAGCAAAACGTAAAAAATCAAACATGTAATATACATGATAGTTCACTTTTTTTTAATTATCATGACCAAACTTTAAAAAATGATAATACACACTATTTTTATTTATTTGAAACCTGTTTTCATTTAACATTCGGTCACTGGGTTTATGAGTCAGCAATTTATTTACCTTATTTTTTAAAATTAAAATTAAAATATCCAAAACTTAAGATACTGGTTAACAAAAACCCAACTAGAAATTATAAAAAATTAATATTTGACTCATTAAATATTGAGTCAACTGATATTTATTGGTTAGAAAATGAAATTTCAAACGAGTGTACTACAAACTACAAAAACATTCCAGAAAATAATATATGTATTCACACGAATCCATATTATTTAAATATGGTAAAATTTAAAAACAAAGAAACCTATTCAAATTTAGTTTTAAAATTTCAAAAGGAAATATTTGAAAATCTAAACATACAAGAAAATAAACAAGTTGATCATATGATTTTTAAAAGATCAGTAGAGCAGAATTATACAGCACAGGAGGTAGATTATAATAAGGTTCATTCAGTTATTGGTAATAATACATTTAATGAATATGATCCTATGGAAACCAAAAATTTTAAAGATCAAATTATGTTGTTATTAAATTCAAAAAACATTTATTTACCATGGGGAGCATCATTTGTAGTTAATGGATTATTTTGTAAAAATAGTAATATTTATGTTTACGGAAAAATAATCGAAGGTCAAAAAAAATATGATAACTATAGTGTCCTTTATAAAATAATTAATGAAATAAACAATAATACTATTATTTTCTTATAAAAAAGCACTTAAAATGATCATAACTATTTAAATATATAATGGATAATATTGAAGTTTACTATGATGGGGTTAACATTTCAGAATATGCAGACAAGCCCGAAATTAAAGGATTTACTACAAATATTTCGTTTTTAAAAGCTGCCAATATTAGTAATTATGGTGAATTTATAGAAAAAAGTTTAACGTATAGTAAAGAAAAGCCGATTTCTTTTCAATTATACGATGATACAGACGAAGATATTGAAAAAACGGCAAGAAAAATATCATCCTTTAATCCTGCCACAATATTTGTTAAGATTCCAGTTATTAAAACAACTGAGGAATCAAATAATACAATCATAAAAAAACTACATGATGAAAACATTCAAATAAATGTTACTGCTATTTTTACAAAACCACAAATTGATTCTATTAAAGATTGTTTTGGAAAGGAAACATCTGTTATCGTTTCCATTTTTGGAGGAAGAATTAATGATTCTGGCAAGGAATGTAAAGATGTTGTTCAACACGCTTGTGAAACATTTAAAGATTATCCAAATGTTAAAATTTTATGGGCCGCGTGCAGAACAATTTATAATATGTTTGAAGCCCAAAGTCATGGAGCTCATATAGTAACAGCTCCTGATTCAGTTATTAAAAGAATGACGAGAATAGGTGACGATAACTACGAGGCAAGTGTTAACCAAGTAAAATCGTTTAGGGAAGATGGTTTAAATGGAAATATTACATTTTAACTATTTATAATAATCAATTATCAATTATTTATTATTATAATTTAAACATTTAAATGTGATATACTTTAATGGATAAAAATATTTATTCAAATCTTTATCAAAAACTCATTAGTATTTCTTACAAAAAACAAGATCATTGGGATATATTTAATGCAAAATATTATGAGAAAATAAAAGATATTGATAATTTAATCGACTTCCGAAATAATGGATTAAGTAATATGTTAGAAACAGGTTTACCTTCACAGGAACAATTTGTATTACTAAACGAAAATAAATGTTATAATACAAATTATAGTCCTGACGAAATAGAAGAAATTATAAATAGATACGATCAGTTGAACGTATTAACGAACAATGAATTGAAAAAATATAGTTTTAATAATAATATAGGAAACCCAAAACACTATTTACATGAAAATATTATGTTAAATTTTGATGATCTTTATCACATTTATGCAATATGGCAAATGGATAGAACTCTTACATATAAAAATATAGAACCTAAAACCGTTGTAGAAATAGGAGGTGGGTACGGAAATTTCGCTAATAAATACAAAACTTTGAAAAAAAATACAAAATACGTTATTATTGATTTACCAGAAGTTTTGTTATTACAAAATTACTATCTAAATGCAATGAATTCCGAATACAAAATTATAAATTTGATCGATTCTTCTATTTCTGTTGATATTGAAAATGATTCTTTTGATTTTTTATTACTACCATATAATATTTATGAAAATTTTAATTTTCCAGTTGATGTAGTTATTAATAAAAGGTCACTGGGAGAAATGCCTAAAAATGTATTAGATAAATACTTCAAATGGATTCAATCCAACTTAAAAGAAGATGGATTATTTTATGTGGTAAATAGGTATGCTTTTACAAAATCAAATGATAAAAACAAATTTAGGGATTACCCGTTTGATAAAAAATGGAATATTTTATTATCGCAGCCACAATGGTTACAAACACATTTACATGAATTTATATTACAACGAGTAAAAAACGAAAACGATTCAGTTGAATTTTTATTAAAATCATTCCCCTTATCGACTCCACCACCGGGACCCATATTAAAAGATTCTATATTAAAACAAAGTGATTGGTTAAAGTATCAAAATATTAATAATTCAAACACGGAATAATAGATTCGTTAGAATATTTTAACAATGACATTACTTCATTATAAAAATGGTTTCCTGTCTCGTAATTATATTTTATTTGTTCTATTGAAACACCATAATATTTTTTTTCTTCTACTAAATGCCTGTTTTTTTCCCATTCAAGATCAGATAACCATAATTTATTTAATCCATTTTGTACTAACCATTCTGAAACCTTATTATAATCTCCTGCGTGTTCAGTATCCTTAGATTTTAAGAAAAACACTTCATTTTTTCCCTCTTTTTGTCTAATTAAGTCCAATAATTCTTTTTCAAATGATAAATAATCAGTTGGTTGTGCTTTTGAATCAGAAATTTCCTCGTCATTTTCAGGAAATAACCAATGTCTCTTTGATCCCAGAAAAAATAAACTATTGTCGAGTATTTCTTTTGGAATATTTTTCCAAAAATTGCTTAATTTGCTAGCAGATATAAATATATGTTTATTCATATATTTATATATATATTTAAAGTAATTTATTTAACCAAACGACAGCCATAATTATTGCAAAAATACCATGTCCTTTATTAATTTTTTGACGAAATTGAACAAAACGAATGAAATAGGTAGACATAAAAAATATTCCTTTTTTAGTGATTACATTTACATCATCTACATTCATTATATTTCCGTACATTTGGCTAATTTCTTCACAGATCTTAAAATCGCAATCAAAATATTCGTTTAAACAAGTTAAATTATCAATATTATCGTCATAAATAACATTGTCAATACAATTCCATTCTTTATAATTAGAAACTATTGACTGAAATATTTTACCTAAATCAAAGTAGCAACTATCTACATACCTACTTCCTTCCATATCGATTAATTTTATATCATTGTTTTCCTCATTATACAAAATATTTTCAAGCGTTAAATCACCATGAATCGGATTTATATATTCAGTATTGAAATTTTCAATATTTAATAGTGTAAATACTTCTCTTAGACCAAAATATTCCTTTTTATTTATAAAAACCTTTTTACTATTTATCAAATAATTCATAATGGTACAATCTTTTTCAAATATCTGTAATTTTGGATAAATTTTACTATCAAAAAATTCATAAATGAAATTATTATTTGTATTTATTTTTTTATAACAATAAACATTTTTTTCTAACCTTGAAATTAATTTTTTTACAACAGAAACTTGTGTATACATATTAAATTCGTCTAATTGTTTATGATTTGGTAAATATTCGAGATCTAAATAATGATTCAAATTATTATCATAAGAATTCAAAACTCTTGGAACTAAAAAGTTATCAAAATAATAAAATCTTTGTAAATCTTCTTCTTGTCTTTTTAATCGATCACAATGCTCTAACGTTTTATTATTTTTAATGATGTGTTTTCTAACAAACAACATTTCATTATTTTTTAATAAATAGGTACTACTAAAAGAGTTTCCTTTGAATTTTTTAACTACCTCAATATTATAATTTAAAGTTTCGTTAAAAATCAAATGATCTATTCCTACATCTCGTATAACATTTATCCCATTTGCTTGATTAACAAATATATCGGATGGTTTAATGTCGTTTATTAAATACCTAGGACCCGGATTTAAATCTAAAACTAATTCATCATAGGGTATACCTAACTCTTTTAATAATTGTTCCAATTCTTTTTTACCTTTTTTAGGTCTTGCAGAAGTTAAAATAATTTTATTATTGTGATCCTTTAATTCTTTCAATACGTCACAACTATTTCCCAAAACAAAATTATTATTTATATCGTTTGAAGAATGTGGATTATGTTTTAATAAAACCCCATCGATATCAAAGAAAAAACTCTGTAATTTTCGTCTTTTAGAAATGGCTGTTTTTACCATTTCAGGAGTACCATAAAAATAAGCAAATTTTATTGGGATAACCTTTAATTTTAGTGTATTAATATTCAATTTTAAAAAATCAGTTATATTGTCTATTTCATATGAACTATTTAATAAATTTAAAGAGTCTAAAAAATAACAACCAATTATTCCATAAATTTTATCATTTTCATGTACTGAAACAATTTCTTTTTCGTAAAAAGAATGGATTTTATCATTTTTTAAAAGAACCTTTCCCCAATTAAAATGCTCATTCTCATGAATATTCCACGTGGGGATTAAAATATTTTCTTTGTTTTCGTTATTTTTTAAATAATTAATTAATGGTTTTATATCCACACTATGATCAATATCGCAAATAATTATATTTTTTAATTCTTCTGTCAAAAGATTTTTAAATGATAAAAGTGTTTGGTATGGACCGGAAGTTGTTTTAGGTATTATATAAATATTTATTTTATAAGAGATTTCATCAAAGATTTTGTGTATATTTTCTCTTACTTTATATTTTAATTCTTGTTCCTCTGTAACAATAAAATTATATGAAGCAATCGTTTCGTCATATAAAATAAAATTTTGTAGGGTATGTTCTATAAATCTACGATTATCTAAATACAAGAATGGTTTAAAGTTATAATTAAATCTTCTTGATTCACCAGCCATAGGAAAAACCATATTTATCTTCATATTTATACTATTAATTAAATATATTTAAATTAAAATAAAAATATATTGAATTATCATTGTTATGGCGGAAATAGAAATAGTAAGATTTGTAATTTATGGTACAACTTTTAACTGATTATTTGGTACCATTGTATAAAAATACATTCAACACCAAAAGATAACTATTTATAAATAGAATTACATTTTTCATTATATTTTTTATTATATTTAATCGTTCCCCTATATTGAAGATAACGTTGATATAATGGAGCATTGTAAACTACACCATCCAAAAATAATTTTGTTATGTTTGAATTACTATTAACATATTTTCCTAAAATTACTTCTGGACCCCAATCATCATTTTTAAGATTTAATAAATGTAAATCATCATATAATTTACACAAAAAATCTATACACCCCGGCGTAAATATGAAAAACCCATCTTCCGCATGTAAGTTATTTCTATAAGGATATATTCTCCAAATATACATAGTTAATGTATTGTTTAATGAATTATTTAAAATAGTATCAATATTGTCTATGAAACCTAACGTATCTAAGCGTGCAGAAATAACATAATCATAATTATTTTTGGTTCCATTTAATAATTTTAAAGAGCAGCATTTCCCATATAAATTGCTCAATGCTCTTAGAGAATGTAAATCATGAGTTATTTTGTCAATGTTTAACGAAGTTAGTTTATTTTTAAACATCTTTATTGTTTCATCATTATAATTCCTAATTTCGATAAAACATTTAATTTTTTCATTTTCTATACTCTTGAATAAATTAATTATTTCGTTTTTTTCTTCCTTATTTTCACAATTACCTTCTTCTGGTTCTTTAATAAATTCAGGACAACTATAATATATATCAAATGATTCTACATCAAATTTATCATTAATTTGTTTAAAAAAATTAATAAAATTTACTATATATTGTTTTTCCCTTAAAAATCCCGTTAAACATAATGCGATTTTCATTATAATTTAGTATATAACATATATTTAAATATATGTTATATACTAAATTATAATGCCCATTGCCTTGATTTTGTTTGGAATTTATAATGGTTCTAGCTTTGGAATAAATAACAGATATAGATTAAGAAGTGAATCAGCGTGTGTAAAGTGCATTGAAAATAATTTAAAAAATATACAAAAATTATTTCCAAATGAAATCATCGATTTATTTTTATCTACAAATTCACAAGGAAATGAAATGGACAAATCATTTCAAAACAAATTTAATTACAAATCTTCTAATTTTCACGAGGATCTACAACATTATAATAATTATGATAATGTACATGAAAATGATAAATGGAAAATGGGAGACGGATATATGTCAAGATGTAAGAAGGAACTAAAGGGAATAGAATTATGTTTAAATTATTCAAAAGAAAATAATATATCTTACGATTATTTTATAATTACACGTGTTGATTTATTACTATTAAAAGAATTGGTCGAATCAAATATTAAATTAGATAATATAAACATTATTTCAGAACTTGAAACAGAAGGGTATGTGTGTGACAATTTTTATTTATTACCTGTAAAATATTTAAATGATTTTTATGAAATCATAAAATCATTCCCAGAAGTTCATCATAAATTAAAATATATTCTTGAAGATAAATTTAATGTAAATTATATTTTAAATGAAAAAACTCTAATAAACGATTTATCGTTTTATACACTAAAAAGAACATAGTATATTGTTCGCTAAAATCAAGCACGCAGCTGTTACAGCACATTTAAATTATTTTTTTGTACATAATAAAATTGGTTGATAAGCAAAACGTCCGTCGTACATAGGCATAATTGTTAAACAACTTTCATCCCCGCCTATCCATTTTTCAATTTTGAAATCTTTCAATAATAATGGAAGTCTAATATTTCCATATATCCTGTTTGAATTCCAAACTAAAGTATCTGTTCCAATGGGAATACCTAATGCAATTAATCCATTGTCAGATAAATGATTTTTAACAACGTCCATCGTTTCTAAATCTCCGTCAGGATTTATCTCCTCACCATATCTACCTAATCCAGAATGTTCTATGGAAGAAAATGAAAATATATAATCAAACGTTTCTTCTGAATTTTCAAACTCTTCAAATGAAATAACTTTAAAATTTTCATGATCAATATTTGGTTTATTATATTCGATTGTAGTAATATTTCTACACCCATAATTGTATGCTATGGCTTCTATCCAAGGTTGTTCTGATCCAATAACAGCTATTCGTTTTTCATTTAAATCCAATGTATCAAATAATTTACAAAAATAAAAGGATGCGCCTCCCTCTTTATATTGCAAATCCCCGCATGGATAATTTTCTTTACCATGTAGATTGGCTTCTATTTTTTCTTTGGTATAATTTTTAATAAACTCTTCAATCACCGCATTCCATTCAGGAATCACCAATGATTTATATTGTTCAGGATCAAAATAACCATTGGTAACTGGAATAAGAGTATTATTCGTAAATTTTTTTTGTAAATCATTCGATAATAAATGAAACTGGACCATATTATGAATTAACTAAAAAAAACTATTTATATCATTATCCACATATATTTGTTACATTAAAATAACTTAAAATATTATTCATGATCTTTAAGATAGTCATGCCGAGAAATGTCATTCATACATTTGGAGATAGTCATGCCGATAAACATCATTCACATTGGGGAAATATTAATAATGCGAATATCATTACTCATCATCTAGGAGGACGATTAATGTATACATTTGGAAAACAAGGATTAAAATTATGTAATATAAAAAATTTTGGTGTTAATGAAAATGATATAGTGATATTTTGTTTTGGAGAAATAGATTGTAGAACACATGTTTTCAAACATATAACTAATGAAAATTCTTATCAAGAAATTATAACTGAAATAGTTATAAATTATTTTAAAGCAATCCATGAAAACGTTAAACAATATGAAAATTTAAGTGTTAGTGTTTATAATGTAATACCACCTACCCGTGGATTTTATTGTGCTCCTGATCATCCATACCCATTTCTTGGAACAAATGAAGAAAGAAAAACATATTATACTTTCATGAACGAACAAATTAAAAATTTATGTAAAAAACACAATTATTTTTATTTCGATATTTATGATGCATGTTGTGACGAAGAAGGATTTTTAAAAAAAGAATATTCTGATGGAAATGTTCATCTTAGAAATACAGAACATTCAACAAAAGTTGTAAACGACTTGATAAATAGATAATTACGTTGATGTATTATTTATATATTCTTTAGGTAAAATATATAATGCAAGATAAAGTAATTATTAAAATGAAGGATGGTGATAGTAATCACGAGCCACCTTTTTTTCAAGATACTGATAAAATACATTTTGTTAGAAACTTAGATCCTAATTCAGATGGTGATCTATCAATTGAAGAAGGAGATATAGTTATTTACACGAATAAGTTCCAAAAAAATATCGATCCCAAAGCAAAAACAAATATTGCTTTAATGTCGGAAGGACAGGAATATCATAGAACATATTATGATTATATATCGAAAAATAATAATAAATTCGATTTAGTTTTAACATTCGACAAGACATTGTTAGATAGAGGAGAAAATTTTAAATTGAATTTATATGGAACGTGTTGGTTACATGATGCATATATTAATTTATGGCGGAAAACTAAAAATTGCTCTATGGTAACTTCAAATAAAAGAATCACCTCCGGACATCATTTTAGAGGTGCTATTACAGATTATATTAGTAAAAATAAATCGGATATTGATATTTACGGAGGGAAATATTTACATTTACCATACTTTACATCAAAAAATTTTGATCCAGACCATAGTGGCAGACATATAACAAATGGTAAAATAAGGGCATTGAAAGATTATATGTTTTCGATTACTATTGAAAACAGCAAGGAAGATTATATGTTTACTGAAAAATTAATAGATTGTTTTTTAACAGGAACGGTTCCTATATATTATGGATGTCCTAGTATCAGTAAATTTTTCAATATAAATGGTATTATTGTTATTGATTCATTGGCAGATTTAATTAATGTTTTACCAACACTTAACTCTGATTTATATAATAAAATGAAACCACATATTGAAGAAAATTATAACACATCACAAAAATACAAAGGTTTCCAATTTAATGAAGAGGCTCTTTTAGATATTATTGAGTGATTTCCACATATTTAAATATTTATCCTTTGCATTTTGAAAGAATGATTTCCAGTAATTATTCATATTCATATTTCCCTCTTTATTTGTATCTGAATCAGTAACATTCAAATATGTAAACATTGGTAATAAATATGTATTTCCATACTTCCAAATTAAATGATCGGCTACCGGATGAATATGATTTGACAAATCAATTGTTAGCGATTCTTTTTTTAAATGATTTATAATTATTTTATATGCCGATTTTCTAGACATTCTATAAAATGTTGCACCGGAATCCGATTTTTTTTCAGGTATTAATTCATTGTTATTAAATGTATCAGTAGTAGTTTGAAGTTGTAATATTTCATAATCCCCATTTTTTAATAACTCATAATGTTTTTGTTGCCAATATTGTGAATAGTCATTTGTCAAATCGTCTTCTGCGATGAAACAATATTCATCGCTCGAATTATCTAAAAAAAATGCCAATGCTTTAATATGAGAACAAGTACACCCATGTTCTCCACCATTTAACTTAGGGTGCTGTATGACGTTATATGGATAAAAGTTATTTTTAAAATCGACCGCTTGAATACGAAAACTATTTTCTTTATTATTCGCCAAAATTTTGTCCATATGTTCTTTTCTATCTGGACGCCTATCCAAATTAATCCAATATATGTTCCATGGTAATTTCGGAATTGGTGCTTCTGGCATTCTAATTAAATAGTAGTATTTTCATTTAAATAATAATACATATAACAGATTATATATGTATTATTTCACTATTGGAGCTATTTTTAAGAACGAATCACATATTTTAAAGGAGTGGGTCGACCATTACTTGCATCATGGTGTAAACCATATTTATATGATAAACGATAATAGTAATGATAATTTTTTAGAAATATTACAACCATATATTGATACAAAACTAGTAACATTATATAATGCTCCTATACACGATTCTCGTGGTGGCGAATGGCCGCAAACTGAATATTACAATAAATATTTTTTAAAACATTTAAATGAAACGAAGTGGTTTGGAATTTTTGATTTAGATGAATTCTTATATTCACCTAATGATTTAGACTTAAAAAATCCTTTGAAAATGTTAGAAGATAAAGAACAATTACAAATCAATTGGGTACATTTTGGTTCAAGTGGTTTCAAAGAACAACCGAAAAATGTAGTTCAAAACTTTTTATATAGAGGAGATTATAATAGTATAAAAAATGGTCCAAATGGAAAGTATAATTCATATAAATCAATTATATATTGTAACTACGATAACCAATTTATACAACTAGGAATACATAGACATAATAAACCAAATATGGTTGATACAAATATATCGTTTGAGTTAAATGAACCAATTATGTTAGTAAATCACTATGCAATCCAATCGGTAGAAGCTTGGAATAATCGTAGTAAAACGAGCGCTGTTGGGAATCATTATCCAGGATTTATTAGAGACATAAACTTATTCAATCAATTAGATAATAATGATATACCCGATAAGCGTTTAATGGAACAAAATAGTAAATGGTTTAATATTCTCTAATTGTTGGATTATCCCAACCAATATGGCGTATAAATCCCTTTTCATTTAATGTTATTGCTGAAACAAATCCTTTTTTATAATATAAATTAGAAAGTGCTTGTTCTACACCACCACAATTACATTCATTAGACCCTACATATTGACTATAAGGCATTAATAATTTACAATCTTTTAATCTTCGTAATCCTGGATTAAAAGTAAATCCTGACCAAGTATTGGTTCTTTCTTTAAATACACTCAAAATTCTATGTGTATTATTTACTATATTTGGATTAACTGGTTGACCATTTTGAACTACTTTAAAATTTTGATATTCTCTTAACCAAATTGTGTATATCTTTTCATTAGTAGATAAAATTTCCATAGATTTTTCAATAAAACCATAATCATAAAATTCCCAATCATCTTCACAATGAAAAATATATTCAGTGTCTACAAGAGAATATGCTTTGTCAATAGAACTTATTTGACCAATGTTTTCTTTATTATAAATAATATTCTTTTCTACATTAGATGGTATTAAATATAAACATTCATCTATACATCCTAATTTCCCAGAATCATCTATAATTATAATTTTTTTAATTTGATAAGTATTAAATTTAAAAAATGATTCCAATGTTATTTGTAGTTCGTTAGGTCTATTACAAGATGTTAATACCATTGTAATCTCTTTCATTTGAGGTTTAGGAGGACAAAAATTATAGAGACGATCAAAATTATATTTTACATTTGTTTGAACAATATCTGAATAGCTATCTTTTTGAATAATTAATGCTGGTATAGTTGTATAACATTTTAGTATTTGTTGAGCTGATTTTTTATAAAAAACATCAATTGCATCATTATATCCTTTAATTAATTTCAAAATTAATTTCATACCTCGAGAATTTATTAGATATGCCCCTGTTGTACCTGTACCTTTTGTTTGAAATATATTTTCACTTATTTGCCATAATTTATCTTGTTCATGTGTACCACCAAAGTAAAACATATCAAATTTGATATTGCGAGTTTGTGACTCTAAAGATTCGAGTACTTCATTAAAACTATCATATTTTCCCAGACGAAATTCGGCATCATCTTCCAAAATCAAAACCTGTTCATAACCTCTTTCTAAACTTGTTTTCATTATTTCAACATGACTCAATAAACAACCTAATGAACCTAATCGAAATTTTAGAAAATCCGAACGTAACCAATCTGGTTTTTCGCTTACGAATTTTGGATTCCAATTATTAATTTCTTCAATCGTTTTGGGTTGTACAGCATCGAACATTTCGTAATTATCTAGTTTTGCTTTTGTCAACTCTTTAATTACATCATCACGTCTATCTGTACGATGTTTTAAATTTATGATGAAAATCTTGTCTATTTTCATTTATTTATAAAGGCATTATTTGTTTAATTATTTTACGACTAAAATACAATTTATTTCATCATAATTTTTCATCTTTCAAATGAACACTAAAAACGATTATATGTAGTAATAAATGAGTTTGGTTAAAATTATATTTAAATACATTGTGTATATTATTGTTATAATGTATAAATCACAGATACGTCAAGATGAGTATATTTCAAAATTTATTTTTAATGAAAAAAAAATGGTTTTTTTATCGAATTAGGTGCTGTTGACGGAATAACTAATTCAAACACATATTATTTTGAAAAAACACTGGGATGGGATGGTGTATGTATCGAGGCAAACCCAAATAATAAAGAGGATCTTATAAAAAATAGGGATTGTCATAAATTTTTTTGCCCATTATATGCAACGTCTGGTAAAGAAGTGTCGTTTGATATTGTAAATTGTAGCGAATTATCCGGAATCCAAACACATCTTGGTAATATTGGAAATTGTAAAGTAGAAGATAATGTTGTTCTCAAAACTAGAACAATGACAGAAATATTGGATGAAATTAAGGCTCCGAAATACATTGATTATATGTCATTAGATACAGAAGGCAGTGAACTACAGGTTTTAATGGGTATCGATTTTACGAAATATACAATCGGATATATGAATGTCGAACACAACTATAATCCAAAGATGCGTTCATTAATTCATCAGTTTTTGGCAAAGAAAGGGTATATTTATTCGCGATGGAATAAATTCGATGACGAATTTATACATGAATCACTTGCATCTGTTTACAAGTGGGCACACAACACTACTGATATGACACCAAACCATTAGATAATTTATTGCATTAGGTTTTTCACAACTCCATTGTTAAATAAATCTTAATTATAGCATTTTACGGGTTTCGATGTAATGTAATCATTTAATTATTAAAAAAGTTAAAATAAGCAATTTATTATATTGATAGGTATTATGAATATAATAATTCCTTTGGGAGGGAAAGGTGAGAGATTTATAAATGAAGGATATACTAATCCGAAGGCAATGATAAAAATTTTTGAAAAAACAATGATCGAATATGTTCTTGATAATCTAAATTATAACAAAGAAGATGAAATATTTATTATTTACAATAAAAAATTAGATGATTATGACTTTTACAATTTTATTCATACTAAATATCACCACATCAAGATGTTTTCTATATATGATACAAGGGGGGCTGTTGAAACGTTGTATGAAGGATTTCGACAAATTCTTGAAACTTCGAATTATCATAAAAAAACATTATTATTGGATTGCGATACCTTTTACACCGATGATATTATTTCAAAATTTAGAAAAACAAATAATAACGCATGTTTCTATACTAAGAATAATGACCCTGAACCAATATATTCTTACATCCAAATAAACGATGAAGGCAATATTACTGAAATAAAAGAAAAGATTAAAATATCTGATAATGCAAATACTGGTTGTTATGCCTTTCGAGATATTAATGAATTAAATAATTATTGTAAATTTGTTCTTGATAATAATATTACTTTTAATAATGAACCTTATACGTCGTGTGTAATTTCTGAAATGATAAAAAATGGTGCTACTTTTGAAGGATTGGAATTAAATGATGATTATTACTTCTCCCTTGGAACACCAATAGCTATAGACGAGTTTATTCAACGCACATATGGATTTTTATTTGATCTAGACGGCACGTTAGTTCTAACGGATCAAATATATTTTAATGTGTGGAGTGAAATACTTAATACATATAACATAATTATTAGTAAAGAACTTTTTAAAACCTATATTCAAGGTAATAATGACGAATATGTAAATAATACACTACTTAGAAACATCAATATTAGTACAAATGAATTATCTACAATAAAAGATCGATTGTTTATTGAAGGTATAAATAAACTAGAGGTTATAGAAGGAGTTTATGATTTTATAAAACAAATCAAAATGAACGGGCATAAAATTTGTATAGTTACTAATTGTAATAGAATTGTGGCGAATAGCATTATTTCGCATATAAAATTAGAAAAGTATATCGATTTCACAATTACTAGTAGTGATGTTGTGAATGGTAAACCACACAAAGAACCATATTTGAATACCATTCAAAAATTAAATATAGAAAACGATAAATGTTTTATTTTTGAGGATTCAAAATCAGGTATTTTAAGTGCCAAGCAAAATAATCCTCGTTTACTAGTAGGAATAGAAACTATATACAATACAAGTGAAATGATAAGTTATCAGGTGGATACTTCAATCAAAAACTTTAAAAATTTCACAATACATAATTTATTTGAAAATAAAAAGGAAAATGTTGTTATTTTACAAAACCAAATTTCACAGACATTGAATTGTGATGTAAATACTATTTATTTTGATAATATGTTGAAGGGTGGATTTATCGCTGATGTAAATGCATTTCGCGTTAAAAACAATAATGGTACGGAACATTATGTTGTAAAATATGAAAACACTGGACATACAAATGATTTATCTATAATGGCAAATAAAATAGAATTATACAATCGAGAATATTATTTTTATGACCGGATATCATCAAACATTGATACTATGAATATTCCGCAATATTTTGGATTAATAAATTATAATGATAAACCTAATGGTTTAATATTAGAAAATTTATTTTCTAAGAATTTAGTTCCAAACATCAAATTAACTACTAAAAACATTGATGTGTCACTCAAAATAATTGATAATATGTGTAAACTTCATGCGAAATTTTGGAATAAAGATATCAAAAAAACATATCCTGGATTAAAAAAAACCAATGATATAATATTTCAGCCTTTTTACATCGAATTTATAACGTCGAAATATGATTCTTTTATACAGAAGTGGGATAACATACTCAATGAAAAACAAAAGGAAATATGTGGTAATATATTAAATAATTTTGAAAAAATCCAAAATAATTTATCGAAAGGTGACCACACAACTTTTATTCATGGTGATATTAAATCACCGAATATTTTTTATGATACATGTCATAACAATGAACCTTTCTTTGTAGACTGGCAACATTGTGGAATAGGTAAAGGTGTTCAAGATTTGGTTTTTTTTATTATTGAAAGTTTTGACATCGAAAATATCGAGATGATGTATACGTTATTTACAAATTACTATTATTTTAAACTACATGAATACGATATAATTAACTATAGTTATGATGAATATCAATGTGATTTAAAAGACGCTCTATGTTACGTGCCTTATTTTACGTGTATGTGGTTTGGTACTATACCACAAGATGAATTGATTGATGTAAATTTTCCGTATTTTCTAATCACGAAATTATTCTACTTACTTGAAAAAATAAATTAACGACCCCCGCCATCGTTTACCAATAACAACTGCCTTCGACTTTTTGAAAATCCTTTGGTTTTTCATCATTGGTTGGACGACTCCAATGTTCATTCAAATGTATCCGCATTATATCTTGTCGTTCACGTATCCAACGACTTCCATATATACCAAAATACATTTGTAGAACCCCACCCACATATATCGCGGATTTATTCATTTCACTATATATGTAATCACATACCAAATTTCCATACCCTCCACAACTACATAATGCCACATCAAAATCGTCTTTCACTTCGTCAAGCCTTTTGTAAAAATCTTCCAATTCTACGTCGAATTCACGGCTTTCTTGTGTTCCTTGCGTTTGAGGTGGTTTAATGAATACAAATTCACATTCGGGAAACAAATCTACTCCATAAATCTCTTTGCGATTGTTTATCTTCTTTTTCATACTATCTTCAAATGGACTAATAATAAGCAAACGTTTTCCGCGCAATGCCTGAGTCCATGGGTTGTGTAAAAAATGGTATATATCAAATGTGAACGCCCATATCTTTTCTTTTTGGAATGTGGTCGTCACATAATCGTGCGAATGTTGAATCGCTCTATATACTGCTCCCCATGGTTCCCATACGGAATACATCTCGCAATGTTCAAACGATTTGAAATACAAATCACTATATTTTTTGGCTGATTCAAAACTAGTCATATTCACGCCTGCATTATTTTTCAAAATATGATAGCGAAGTAATTGGTCATTCTGGTCATTTTTCGGAATTTGTCCAGTTTCCATCATGCGTGTGAAAAATGCGAAATTGTTTTCTTCACCCGCAATGCGGGGAATTATATAGTGTTCGTTTTTGTCGTTTTTATCTTGGATATACTTTCCAAATTTGGTATTGTCATTTGAAAAATGTAGGTTATCCAAATTATTTGTAGATTTTAATACCTGCTGAATATCAACTCCGAGTGAACCAGGGGTATTTCCAGAATTTGTGCGTGCAGGTATGTACAATCCATAAGGATCCGGTACGCGATCTGCCTGAGTGTACTCGCGATTCTGATCAGTATGGTAATGATAAATTGGGATCCACAATGGGTCATTATAAATTTCGTAACCAAGTATTTTTAACAAATAAATCATTTTGTTATCACAACCAACGCGTCCCAAATCGAACTTAAATGCGTTATTTTCTTTTTCGGTTATCATGAAATTGGTATGTACTATCCAGGCATCCCAACTATCAGCTCTCGCCCCTTGAACTAAAAAATCTTTGGGTAGATTTGTCTCATTGATTACTTTATTATACATTTCTTCGTGTTCGTCCTTCATTTTCTCTAAAATAGACATTTGTGAGCCAAATAACGACGCCTTTTTTAAGTCAGATTGCCCACGATATTCATGACGCAATAGAGCAAATGCCTTTTTCTCTTGGTGAATATCGCTCATTTGTAGACGATTTAATTGCGGAGTGAAAAAAATGTCTATATTGATAATGGCAATGTATCCCTTTAGTTTTTCTTTTAACACATGTTCAAATACATGGGAAAACATAAGACGTTTTCCCAAATTTACTTGTTTAATCTTCGGACTGGATATACCCAATTCATCATCACTATAGATACGTTCGTTTAAGAGAACAATCTCTTTAATATAGGCGTTTTCTACATTCTGCTTCAAACAATATTTGATTTCGTCATTTCGTGTTTCGTCTTTGTGGATAAAAAATTGACTAAAGATGTAAACAGGATCGATACAACGTTGTTTCGTTAATTTGGTAGGCGGCGATATTTCAAGAAATGTTACCATTATTAACACTAATGTATTTTAATATATTCGTTTTAACCCATTTTAAATTTCTGTATGTTAAATTCGCAGATATAATGTATGATCAATATTAAATGGTATGTTCAAAATGCAAACAACCCGGACATAATGTCACATCATGTAATATGGTATCGCCAATGACTGAACCGACCTATGTTCCACCAGAAAAGAAGACAAATACATACTATTGCTATTTTTTAGGACAACATAACAACTGGAATGGTCAGACCTATAATGGTTACACTACAAATTTGAAAAGACGGCTGCGACAGCACAATGGTGAAATCAAAGGGGGAGCATGGGCAACTACTGCCAAAGACAATGGGTCTTGGTCTTTTATTGCTGTATTAACATCGAGTTCATGGCAATCCATATCCCGGGCAATGGCATGTGAATGGAATTGTCGTTATCCAACTAGAAAAAAGCCCAGACCAAAAATTTACGCTGGCTCGGAAGGAAGAATAAATAGTTTGTCAGCAATTTTTACTCATATAATGGACGACGTACGTTTGTATGTACACCCCGAATTTTACGACCAATCAGTAAAATTAAATCTTCCACCGCATGTAACACTTTGTACAAATTTAGACGAATTGAGCAACAAATAATATAAGTTCATAACGATAAATAATCGTTATCAACTATATACATGATGGCGAATACCATATATCTTACACGCCATGGACAAAGTGAATATAACGTCTCACAACGACTAGGTGGTGATTCAGATATAACGGAACATGGTAGGAAATATGCATACAAATTATATAAATATTTCGATAATAGTTCAATTGAAGTAGACGTATATACAAGTTCTCTTCGGCGAACAATTCAAACTGCTCAATATTTTAAAAAAACCTCGCATATAAAGGAACTCAATGAAGTGAATACAGGAGTTTATGACGGGTATACATACAAAGAGATAGAAACAAAATACCCAGAAGAGTACCATAAAAGAACGCTCGATAAATACAATTATTGTTACCCCGGAGGAGAGTCGTATAGCGATATCAATGAGCGCGTAAAAGAGTTTATAGATACAATTATTGGTTCACATGGGAATACATTGATTATTTGTCATCAGGCAGTTTTGAGAGTATTATATTCTTATTTAATAGACGTAGATAAGCAAGATATACCTCACCTAGAAATTCCTCTCAATACCTTGTTTAAAATCGATATTTACGAGAATGGAAAAATGGAAGTAAAACGTATTCATTTTTCGATATAAATGTTGCGGCGTTATAGATAATTTTAATATGGTATTATAACATGTATTATTTTGCTTATGGATCAAATATGGATTTTGACCACATTAGACATTTTATACCCGATAACAAAATAGAGATTGTGGGACCAGCATATGTAGAAAATTTCATATTTAGATATAGAAATGTGAACATAAACAATCTGAGATCTGGCGTTGCAAATATAGAACAACGGCGAAATTCAAAAACATACGGAGTTATATATAAAATTAATAATGACGCCGAATTGAAGAATCTTGATAAGAAAGAGGGTCATAAATCATTGGAAAGTTCGGATAATGTATACAATAAAATAGAGATTGAATGTGTATTATGTGATTCTGTGGCTAAAACCCAATGTTTTACATATCAAATGAGCGATATTGTAAAATTAGAGGAGAAAAAACCTAGAATTTCATATCTAAATTATTTGAAAAATGGCAATGCGACACATAAATTGCCTCACGAACACTTAAAACGGATACATTACTTGTCTTTAGTCTGATTTGTTTCGATTGAAATGATAGGTACATCACTTTTTGGAACAACGTCACATTTATGTTTGCTCAATGCCTTATTTGGATATCGACCACCGAAAACGCGTCCACACTTCTTACACTTTGCACTTGATGTTTTCGTGCTGGCATACAATGTTTCCAAATATTTTGTAAGAGAATTCATTTGAAGTAATTCGATTTGATCGCGCAACTTCTTATTTTGATCGCGTACCAGTACATGCATATTTTCCTTTTGTTGTTCGAATGTTTTATATTCCTGATAAATAACATCCAGAACATCGTTTGAAATAAGGGAACAATTGTTATTTTCTCCTTCATTTTCGTCTTCATTTTCGCCACCGGATTGTTGAAATAATTGTTTATTTTGTACCAATGAATCAATCATGTTCACAGCAATTTTAATTTTAATGGGATCGAAATTGACATTACTGACATACATCAACACGTGTCCTTTGTGCATCTCCCACTGAAAATTCGAACGTCCAAAAATAGGCATATGTTGTGAAAGCATGATACCATGACAATTCCGCGCTTCACAATCTCGCACAAATTTTTCTACTTCTTTATAAGGAATGGTTTTAGATTCGTATAATTTATTTTCTAGTAGAATTGTAGGTGCGTCTTGACGTGATAAGATAAAATCACCTGATTGTTTATCACCGGCTGTTTTCTCTAGACTTCCCAATGGGAATAAATCATAAACAACTTGTTCGAGTTGGTTTTCGGCGTATTTGCCTTTGTCTGATGAAGACGATTTATATTTCTGTAGAAACCCCTGTACTTCAGATTCCATTTTCAAATAAGATGTTTTTTGTTCATTGCTCGAACTTTCAAGAGATTGGAATCGTGTTTGGATACGATTTTCACATTCATGTAGACTTTGTTTGATTCCATTTTCAACAGGTTTATTTGAATCACGAAGCAATTCGTTCAAACGTTCTCCTAGAGAATGAATCAATGGTTCTTGGATACTTTTCGCAATATTGGTTCGATCCTTATCTTGCGCAATAGACAATGCGTCTTGAATTTCACCCATGATTTGGGTCTTGAATTGTGCCATACGACCATCAAATTGGTTCTGTTTTTGTGAAGTGAAGAAGTCTTGTACATGATGTACCATGTTTTTCGTTTCATGCAATTGATTCAAAATCTGTGAACTTAACGACTTGGAAATTTGATCAGATGACGATGTCATGATTTTTTCCAGCATATCAACCATACATAAGTTCATCGTTTCGAAATCGACATTCGGGTATTTTTTATAAAACTCTATAACTTTATCATTTACGATAGTAAGAGAACTCATACTAGGTAGTAGAAAAAAGTGTTTAAATACAAATTATACAGATTGTAGGATGTGTACACTACAAATCCGGGTTTTCCATGATTATTTTCCATGTATCCATACGTTGAATTGCTGTAGTATGTAATTTCATGTAATTCGCTTTGGAATATTCTGTCAAAAGTAGTCCGTCTTCACTATGTTTGAATACGCGATTCGCGAACAATTTCTCCGCGTTATTAAAAGATGAAACGACGTCACCATTGTTTTGCTTGAGGTGATAAATCATACATCTATCAAAATCATATGCCGATAATATATCTGCTTCGCGAACCACATGATATGCCCACATATACTCGCCTAGATCCGGAAATCCATTAACCTTTACTTTGGAATAAGACATTGTGGATACAATTTTTCTGATCATTTCGACCTCGTTCTCTTCGATTCGTGGCGACAAGTATTTACAAATCTCGTCCAACCCTTCAGTCTCATCCATGTATTTCTTATCGCACATATCATGCAAAAGTGCAGCAATATAGATAACACGTTGATAGGTTTTCAATAACGGGCAAATACAAACTTGGGATTCGTAAATATTATGCGCATAATGTAAAACATTCATACTATGGCTTACATCATGTGATTCATCAATGCCATATTTGGCGGATACTATAAGAATAAATGCGAATAGATCGTTTAATAATTTCATGTTTTCTCTTAATGACTTACTGGCATATGTAACCACTTTCAATTTTATGGAATTATACTACATTTTTTCTATCAGGACCCCTTTAGTAATGTTTTTAATTATTTTGGACATGCTTTTCTCTTGTCCGTCATTCATACCCTCTACATGACTATGAATGATCTTTGTCGAAATATCTATACTATTTGATATGTCTTGCGCATTGATTATATCACCTATTTGTGTCATATTTCGGCGTTTTAATTTCTGAATCGCATTTTTCATATGTACGTGTCCATTGTCGTCTTTTTCCCACGTATTATTTTCTTTGATATAAAGTGTTTCACGTTTTGTATCTGTGCAATGAATCGGACGTTCGTAGATACTCAAACGCTTTAATCCTTCGAGTAATGTTTGACTAATTCCTTCTACAAAACCCTTTTCTGCGATAGCATTCAGGTCACTAAAATCGATAGGAAGTTTATGAATAAAATCCGTAAGATTGATGGCATTTTTACATTGTTCGTTCAAAAAGACATTGACATTTACTTGTTGATTGTGATTAGTAACATTACCCAGTTTTGGTAAAAGTTCTTTCACTTCGTTGTGATGATCTATCTGTTGCTCTTTTAATAACTCCCTCATTTCCTTGTTATCATTAAGTAGTTGTACGATGATATTTTTATAGGTTGACTCATTCTCATCACCTTTTTCGGAAACCACACATACTTCTTCCAAAATAGTGGAACATTTTTTTCTATGATTATGTAAACCTTGCCTGTACTTATAGAGTCGTCCACACTCGCATTGGAAATTTATACTAGGGGCGACTTTGGCGACTTTTGTGTCACTCATCGTCATCATTTTGTGTTTACGTGTCAGATTATGTTTATTGAAATCACTTATTTTACAGCATGAATAGTCACACTTTTCACATAAATATTTTTTGGCGACTTTTGGCGACTTTTTTGTCATTCAATGTAACTCTATATATGAGTGACACAAAAGTCGCCTAAATCCTTTTTATTGTAAAATATATAAATGTTGAAAAAGTTATGGTAAGGTATAAATATTATTCAATTCGTGATTTAGAGCATATATCTAGATATTCCATAAAGTAGTGTTTTTTGACCCTGAAAGTTTTTTATCGATTTGAAAAAAGGACATCAAAAAATGTCCATTTTTGGAATCGTGAAAAAAGTTTCCGAAAAATCATCAATGTGTGAAATGTTGAAATAATATATAAAATATCGTTCTATTAGACATTTTATATAATAGTTTTCGCCTTAATTATCAAGGGAATTATGGCGTTGTTTATCAAATATGTGTAGGTATTTCATAACAGAATGTACATTTGGTGATTTCGCAATACTTCGTTCTGCTGGAAAACTTGTATCCCTTGCTCGGCGTTTGATAGGAATGGCTGTGGTTGTGGCTGTGGTTGTGATGTTGTTTTCATTCGAATTATTAAATATCATAGTCAATTCTTCATTGCTGCATGAACGAAAACGTACAGCATCGTAACAATATTTTTTATTGTCAAATAGGTTATTTATTGCTCCAATACTATTGGAACGGCTTTTTTTTTGTGACATTTATATAATAGTATATAATAATATCTCCAAATTATTTTATTATACGTATATTTTTTCTACATCGGATCGTGCCAAAGTAGCATGTTTTGGATATAAAGATATCTGGTATACGAGGTTCATTTGACTTATTCTGTAAATGATCATTACCGCCGTTGTAAAGGGCATCCTGTTTTTTTCTTAGTATTAGTGACGATGATGTAGTCGCTCCCTGCATAATAAATTGATGGTTATTTGGTAAAAAAGTCGCGCATGTTCGCTGTTTATTGTATGGATATATATGATGGTTTCCATTTACGTACGACGTCTTATCTGGGATTAATTTATGTGTTTGTTGATGTAATGTTTTTCCGATGGATTGATAATAGTGCATCATACTAAAAACGGGATATGCTGATTTTTTAGAATAACATTTTGGTCGGCAAGCAGTAGGCAATGTTAAATCGTTATTCATATAAATATCGATATATTTAAATTATTGACTTTATGGAGCATGTATTTGGTTTACAATTATTTATGAGAATAATCTAGAAAAGATGTATCTATACATTCCTCAGGAGAATCCCTGGTAATATTATAATCAGTAGTCTTGCTATCTATTAGTCTATTTTTTCTCCATTGTTTCCAATTATTCTCTTCTACTTCAATCAAAACTGATATATATATTTTATTCGTTTCTAGTTCAAAGTATTTGTCCTGTTTTCCTGGCATTATCATCATTTCTTCACTTTTGTATTCGCCGTGTTGTTCGTATTGTATATTTCCTAATTTTTCAACACCAATTGTGCAAATCGATTTAATGGGTGTTGGAGTAATTATTACATATGCTTTTTTATCAGAAGAATTACTTATTCTTATATTTCTTCTAAAACCGATTCTGTGTAATAACCCCTCATCAGCCGAAGGTATGCGTGATTCCATTATATTTTTCATGTCAAAACCCAAATTCAAATTCAAATTCATTATATATATATATAACCAATATATTATAGAAAAAACTATATAAACATCGTGCGATGATATATATTGGGTGTATACCCACGAACCTGCTTTAGCTCAGTTGGCAGAGCGTTGGACTGTAATAGTTTTATTGGATATCCACAGGTCGCCGGTTCGATTCCAGCAAGCAGGAAAATAATAAATAATGATATTTTGGGTATTATTTATTATTTATAAAATATAAGTACGATTGGGATGGATAATGAATTTATAATTGTAGTAATTTACAATAGTCATGCTGTTTCATGGGAATGTATATCAAAAGATGCGTCAATTAGTGATTTCAAGAATCTATTACTAACCAAATATGTGTTACCGGAAAAAATGATGATTGAAATAGATGATGTTTATGTACCAATAAGTGATCATATTTCGTTGCTAAATATGATGGGTGATGTAAAATGTTTACAAGTACGTGTATCGACACAACCTCGTATCACCAATTTGGTTTTACGTAAGTGAACGTACAAATAACGAAAAATATGAGATTTTCATTATGATGATATTATAATGAAAATTTTAATTACTGGAGGCACAGGGTTGGTTGGAAATGCAATGCGACGCATTTTGGACGAGACCGAAACAACACATGAGTGTGTATATTTATCTTCAAAGGATTACGATCTTGTTAATTATGATGAATGTGACAAATGTTTTAAAGACCATAAACCAGACATTGTTATACATTTGGCGGCAAATGTAGGAGGTTTATTCAAGAATCTTAATTATAAGGTAGATATGTTCGAAACTAACATGTCCATGAATACGAATGTACTTAAAGCATGTCATCAAAATAACGTGTCCAAATGCGTCTCGTGTTTATCAACATGTATATTTCCAAATGACACAACGTATCCAATTGACGAAACGATGTTACACAATGGTCCACCACATTACTCAAATGATGCTTATGCGTATGCAAAGCGTATGGTAGACGTACAATCGCAGGCATATCATGATCAATATAACAAGATGTTTGTTTCGGTAATACCAACGAATATTTATGGACCACAAGACAATTTTCATTTGGAAGATTCGCATGTCATACCAGCGTTAATACATCAATGTTATTTGGCAAAGAAGGGTTCTCGACCATTTATTGTACGTGGAACAGGCAAACCATTACGCCAATTTATTTATAGCGATGATTTAGCGATACTTATTTTGAAGGTGGCTTTATGTTATGAAGATAAGGAACCGATAATACTTAGTGTTCCTGAAAAGGACGAGGTGAGTATTGAGGATGTGGCAAAAATTATTTCCAAAAAAATGGATTACGAAAATAATTTATATTTTGACCATCATTATAGCGATGGTCAGTATAAAAAAACAGCAAATAATAACAAATTAATGAAATGGTTAAACGCGCCATTTGAGTTTACTCCAATCGAAGTGGGATTAGAAAGGACAATAGAATGGTTTATAGAAAATTATGAAACATTACGTAAATAACTTAATCGACATCACCGATTTCGGGTTCATATTCTGTCTCTGGAACATCATCTGCGATGTTTGTTTCGTCTGGAACCTGTCCGGATTCAGCATTTTCTTGATACATCTTTGTCATTACTGGTAAAAATGCTGATTCGAGATGTTTGCGTTGTTCATCGTTCTCTTCTGCTGAAGCATTCATGTTATCGGTATTCCATGTTTCTAACTCGCGAATTTTGGTATCAATGGTTTCCTTGTCTTCTGTAGAGATCTTGGATTTGAGAGGCTCATCATCGAGTGACTTCTTGACTTGGTATAGATAGTTTTCGAGATTATTTTTACTTTCGAATTGTTTCTTTATGAGTTCATCATCATCCCTGAATTGTTCTGCTTCATCAACCATTCTCTGGATATCCTCAGGACTGAGGCGTCCTTTATCGTTGGTAACAGTGATTGTTTCACTTTTTCCACTTGATTTTTCAACAGCACTAACATTGAGGATACCATTTGCGTCCACATCGTAAGTAATTTCGATTTGTGGTATTCCTCGAGGCATGGGAGGTAAATCGTTCAAATTAAATTCCCCAAGTTTATTGTTATGTTTGGTGAGTTGTCTTTCACCTTCGTATACTTGAATGGTACATCCGGGTTGATTATCGACATAAGTACTGAAAACCTGCGACTTTTTACAAGGAATGGTAGTATTGCGATCAACCAAATTAGTCATGACACCTCCAGCGGTTTCTACACCAAGTGACAATGGAAGTACGTCAAGGAGAAGGAGGTCATTCATTTTATCATCTTTAACACCTGTGAGAATGGCAGCTTGAACTGCTGCTCCGTATGCAACTGCTTCATCTGGGTTGATGTTTTTACACAATGCTTTATCATTGAAAAAGGTGCTTAGTTGTTGTTGAATTTTTGGTATACGTGTTGAACCACCAACTAGAACAATATCGTGAATCATACTCTTGCTCATTTTACCATCTCTGAGTACTTTTTCGACGGGTTCGAACGTATTTTTAAATAGATCACTACACATATCCTCAAAACGTGCTCGTGTAATGGTAACATTAAAATCTATACCCTCGTAAAGCGAATCAATATCGATTGTTCCAACAGATGATGACGAAAGTGTTTTTTTTACATTTTCGCATGATGTTTGTAGACGTCTCATGGAACGTTTATTATCGGTAATATCCTTACTGAACCTTCTCTTAAATTCTTGAACGCAATATTCTACTAGACGGCGATCGAAATCTTCTCCTCCCAAGTGTGTATCACCTGCCGTTGCCTTAACTTCGAATACTCCATCTTCAATAGATAGGAGACTTACATCAAATGTTCCTCCACCCAAATCATAGATCAGCACATTTTTTTCACCCTGTCCTTTTTTGTCATCTAGACCATATGCGATGGCGGCTGCTGTGGGTTCGTTAATAATACGTAGAACATTTAGACCAGCAATCGCGCCAGCATCTTTGGTAGCCTGTCGTTGCGAATCGTTAAAATATGCTGGAACAGTAATGACGGCATTTGTCACAGAAGACCCAATAAATGCCTCGGCAGTCTCTTTCATTTTGATTAGGACCATGGAAGATATTTCCTCAGGTTGGAAGTTTTTATTTTCACCCTTATAATCGACATTAATCATAGGTTTTCCATCGTTGCTTGAAATAACATCATATGTAAAATATTTAATGTCGTTTTGAAGTTTAGGATCATTAAAAGTACCACCGATAAGACGTTTTGCGTCGTATATAGTATTCGAAGGGTTCTGAGCACTTTGATTCTTCGCCGCCTCACCAATAAGACGTTCGTTTTCAGTGAATGCTACATACGATGGTGTAGTTCTCATTCCCTGATCATTTGCAATAATTTCTACATTTCCATTTTGCCATACACCTACACAGGAGTACGTAGTTCCAAGATCAATACCAATACACGCCATATACATTACAATGAAATCAAAACTTTAAATGAATTTACTTATATATTTTGATCTGGGAATAAAAATATATAGTTAATGTATGAATTATGGTATGTATATGTTTTTTCTCTTGATACTATATTTATTATACAATACAATAGAAGAAAAATCATCCGGTGAGGCAACAGGTTTATGTAAAGATGGTTATGTTGTTCTTCATGGAAACTCTCGAAGAGAAGTTCTTGAAGAATTACCGAAAGATTATGTTTTTTTGGATTATAAGTATACTTTTAAAGGATGTAAAACCAATATTTTCCATAGAGATGTATCATCAAGCCAATATTTTGTCCAGACGCGATATCCAGTGTACACATATTCAATATATAAATCAAAAGGTCCTTTAATTTCTGTATGTCCTGGAAGTCACCATACGACCCCTTATCTTTTCTCGAAACCTGTTACGATTTATGGGGAAAAGCATACAGGTATATTGTATAATAATGATTTGGTTCATGCAGGTGTTTTTCATAAAGAGAAAGGGAAACATTACGAAGAACAATATAAGATTTGTCATAAAAGAGACGTCGAAAATTTAAAAATGATAAAAAATGAGAGTTCTCACGACACAGGTGAGTGTAGGGACACGTATTTTACAGATTTTCTCTTGAGAAAATTATCATTAATAATAAATTATCCATTGAATTATATAAAACTATGATGAGTCCATTATATTAAATACATAATTTTCATATTTATTATACTTTTGATTATGTATTTGCCATTTTTCTCTCTATTGTATAAAATAATCTATAATATAGTTTGTCATTTCCATTAAGTCGTACTCGAAAAAAATATAGATACGAAAAGTCATGCAAAAAATGGCGAGCGGAGAGAAATATGGCAAAAAAATGAACAATCTGAACGAAAAATAAATATTCCACACCATAAATGGTAACAAATGTGTTGCCGACCATAATTAAATTTGTAATTACACTTTGTAACATATGTAATTACAAATTGTAATATCTATAATGTAAATACAAGTTGTAAATACAACGACAAAATATCTCTATAGGTTGTAATTTTTGTTTCCATTCAGATTTGATAACCTAATAAAAAAACTAATGCAAAACGTTTTCAGGTTTTCCTAAAAGTATCTTAAAAAGTTAAGTTGTAATAATTAAAAAAGTTAATTAGTTAATTATGGT